GCAGGCCATCGCCCGCGTCAACAGGGTTTTCAAGGACAAGCCAGGCGGGCTGGTCGTGGACTATCTGGGGCTGGCCGACCAGCTCAAGTACGCCCTGGCGAACTACACCCAGAGCGGCGGCAAGGGGCAGACGACGATTGACCAAGCGGAAGCCGTCGCGGTCATGCTCGAACGTTACGAGGTCTGCTGCGGCATCTTCCACGGGTTCGACTGGACGCAATGGAAGACCGGCGGACCGCAGGAACGCCTCTCGATACTGCCAGCGGCGCAAGAACATGTGCTGGCCCAGGAAGACGGCAAGAACCGGTTTGTGAAGGCGGTCAGCGATTTGTCGAAGGCGTTCGCGCTGGCCGTTCCGCATGAGAAGGCGCTGGAGATTCGGGACGACGTGGCCTTCTTCCAGGCCGTGAGGAGCGTGCTGACGAAGAGTACGGGCGACGGCCGTCGCAGCCCGGAGGAGATAGAACTTGCCATCCGGCAGATCGTCTCGAAGGCGGTGTCTTCGGATGAGGTCATCGACATCTTCGCGGCCGCTGGACTAAAGAAGCCGGACATCTCGATCTTGTCTGATGAGTTCCTGGCGGAAGTGCGCGGCATGCCGCAAAGGAACCTGGCGGTGGAGATGCTGCGCAAGCTGATCGAGGGGGAAATCAGAGCGCGCGGGCGGAAGAACATCGTACAGGCAAGGTCCTTTGCCGAACTGCTGGGAGCCGCCATCCGCAAGTACCAGAACCGTGCCATCGAGACCGCGCAGGTCATCGAAGAGCTTATTCGTCTGGCTCGTGATATGCGCGAGGCAACGCGTCGGGGCGAGGAACTGGGGTTGACGGAAGACGAGGTCGCCTTCTACGACGCCCTGGAGGTCAATGATAGTGCCGTATCGGTGCTCGGCGACGAGACGCTCCGGCTGATAGCCCAGGAGCTGGTGAAGTCGGTTCGGAACAGCATCACCATAGACTGGACGGTGCGCGAGAACGTCCGTGCCCAGATGCGCGTCATCATCAAGCGTATTCTGCGCAAGTACGGTTATCCCCCGGACAAACAGGCGCGAGCGACCGAACTGGTTCTCGAACAGGCCGAGGTGCTGTGCCAGGACTGGAGCACCGGTAGCGGGTAATGAAATGGGGCCCATCCGGCCTGGACAACTGCGCGAGCCAGTAAATAGCAAGCTGCCGCTGCGCGCGCCGCGCCGGCGCGGGCGAGCCTCTGGCCGCAAACGTCACAAACTGCTGAATGCCATGAGCCCGCACCGGAAACCAAAGCAGCACCAGCGGTGCCGGGTCTGCATGCCAGCGGATGACGCCGAACGGGCCTTGCTGATTTTCGCTACCCGCGCGCGCTCGGGCAGTTGGCACGGATGTTCTACTCCCGGCTGCGAATGAGGGCAAAGGCTGCTTTCCAGGCGGACGCCGGCGGGCAGCCTCGCCGAGGGCCGGCAGTTTCCAACGCCGAACCAGCGGGCGCCGGGCGAGAATGGCCGCAGCCTCGCGGCGGCGCTGCTCGGGAAGCCTTGTCGGCTGGTTGCGGGTCGCGTCGTGGAATCAACGGAAAAATTGCACGCCCGACCAGAATGCCGTTCGGGCAGTCGTGTTAACCGGATGGAGCGAAAACCTTCCGCGAAATAATTTGGCTCCCCAGGGGCAACCCTAGCCGAACGACTCTCAGCATGAGCACGTCCCGGGCCGCCCGCAGAGGCCTTTCCGAAGCGCCGTTAGCCCGACTTCCGCTACTGGCGGGGTGCAACGACGTAAGTGCTTGATTCATCGCTCAAGCAACTCAAACGTCGCCACTACATCGGCTCTACTTTCGTGATCCCGCCCATTGCTCGCAATCGCGGAGGCGGTTGTGCCGGCAGACGCCGCCCCATTCGCTCCAGCAACAGCGCCACATCCCGCGTCGGTTCGGTGCGCCGCACCAAGAGCAGTTCCCGATCATCGGTGGTCGGCAGGATCACGTCCAACAACTGCACCGTCGCCAGCTTCTCCAGCACCACCCGCGGCATCAACCCGCCGGCCGCCGCCCGCAATTGCTGCCGCAGCGTCGTCGCCAGGCAGTACGCCAGAAACGCCACGAACAAATGCGCCTCGATCCGCCCGGCTTTGCGGTGAAAGATCGGGCGCAGCCCCAGATCGCCCTTCAACGTCCGAAACGCCTCCTCCACCGCGACCAACTGCATGTAGCAGCGCCACACCGTTTCCGGATCGTTCACGCTCAGATTCGTCCGCAACAGATACCGGCCCTCCCGCGCGCGCGCCACCCGCAGTTTCACGCGGTCCAGTTGATAACTCAACACGCCCGCCGCCGACACGTTCACCCGCACCAGCCCGGCCGCGACACGCCCGGCCCGGTCGCGGGCCGCGCCGAGTTTCTGCAACAACTCATCGCGCATCAACTCCTGCCCGGCCAATTCGCCCAGCCGGTGCCAGTAACTCTTCAGCCGCCGCTGCCGCATCCCGCGTTCCTTGCCGGCGCGGGCGCGGCTCTCGGCCAACACATAGAGTTCGCCCTCCTGCGGCAGCAACTTCACCCGCAACGACGGCCGCACCACCTGCCACGGCCGCTGCGCCAACGCCGCCTCCAGCTTCGTCAGCCCCCCCTTCGGCGTGCCCACCAAATACTGCACGCGCGGGTCGCTCGCCCGCAACTCGGCCAACACTTCCTCCGTCGGAATGCCCCGATCCATCACCCAGATACGTTCCGCTTTCCCGTACCGCTGCCCAATCAACTCCACCATCGCCCGCAACGTCGTCTTGTCCGCCGTGTTACCGGGCATCATCTCGTACGCCAACGGCAACCCCTCCGGCGTCACCACCAACGCCACCACCACCTGCACACAATCCCCGCGCCGATCCCGACTGTACCCAAACCGGCGCGGATCGTTCTCATCGCCCGGCGCATCGCACTCGAAGTACGTGCTCGTCAAATCATAGAGCAACACCTCGTAACGCGCTCCGAACAAATCACTCCACCGCTGCCGCAGATGCGCGAACAATTCCTCCTTGTGCGCCACCAACAAATCCAGACACCGATACAACGTATCGTCGGCCACCGCCCCCGCGTCCACGCCCAGCAAATCCGCCAACGCCGTCGTCTCAAACCAGTGCCGGTGCAACCGCCATTCGCTGCCCGGCGACACCAGCCGGTAAATCGCCAGAATCCGCAGCACCTTCTCCCAGTCCGTTCCCTCCCGGCTTACGCTCAACCGCGCCGCGAAAAATTCATCCAGTTTCAACTCCCGCCACAACCCATCGGCCAACCAACACGCGCCCCAACTCCGCGGTCGCTCCAGCCGCAGCGCCGCCAACCGCACTTGCACCGCCGTCACGTCCAGCACCGGGGGCGGCGTGCGATCTTCGGGAAACAACGCGCACGTCAGTGACTCCTGGCGTTGCTCATCGAAGACGGCGAGCGACTTCTCCCACGCGGCGCGTTGCGAATCATTGATCTCGCCAAGGTAGAGCACGTGGCGCTGCACCACGCGGTGGCCGGCGACGCGGCGACTCTCCACCACCGACCACGAGCGATGCTCTTTGCCGTCCTTGCGGCGCATACTGCATTTCAGAAACATGTCCGCAGAATACCGGCATCAGAAGAAGGCACGCAAGGGGGCAGGTCGCCACTACACGTCCTTGAAACACGAATCGCACTCAAATCCCGAAGGATTCCGGAGCTCGATCCCCCGAAAAAGAGTGAAAACACCCTCCAGTAGCGGAAGCCGGGTTAGTCTATCCGCCACGCCTCTCCGCGTCCAGCGGATTCCCGGATGCCAGCGGTTTCCGCTTGCGAACACCGGCGAAATACGGATAATAGCCGCCGTGACGCATGGATAATCCGCGACCAGAGTGATGCGGGGTACTTGGAGCAGCCTATGGCAGCCGAACGCGACGAGATCATGACGATGGACGAGCTGGCGGAGTACCTGAAGATCTCCAAGTCCACGCTCTACAAGCTGGCGGTCGAGAACAAAATCCCCGGCACGAAGATCGGCAAGCGATGGCGTTTCCACAAGGACGCCATCGACCGTTGGGTTCAGAGCGGACTGGCCCAGAGCGGTTCCGAGACCTCAGGTGAACAGGAATGACGACAATGGACCAGTACCGCGAGAAGTTCCAGGGCCTGCTACGCGAGCTCTTCCAGTTTGATTGCGCCGATCTGGACTTCGGCATCTACCGCATCATGAACTACAAGCGGGACGTGATCGAGAAGTTCATCTCGACCGACCTGCCCAAGGCCATCGCCGACGAACTGGATCGCGGGGTCCTCGCCGACCAGTCGCAGGCTGCCAAGGAGCTTGTAGAGGTCGCCAAGCAGATCACCGAGTCGCTGGGCAAGGACGCTCTCGACGCAGATGGTCGTCTGGCTGAGGCGTATCACAGCACGCCGCTGGGCAAGAAGTATCTGGACCTCAAGGGCAAGGCCGCCGGTGGTCGAGGCCGTCAAGCCCTCGAAGCCACGATCTTCAACCACCTGCACACCTTCTTCAGCCGCTACTACCAGGACGGCGACTTCATCTCCAAGCGGCGCTACTCGAAGCGGCAGCGCTACGCCATCCCCTACAACGGCGAAGAGGTCTACCTGCACTGGGCGAACCACGACCAGTACTACGTCAAGACCGCCGAGAACTTCCACGACTACTCCTTCACGTCGCGCGGCGTGACCGTCCACTTCAAGATCAAGGCCGCCAACGTCGAGCAGAACAACGTCAAGGGTGACACGCGGTTCTTCATTCCTCGCGTCAAGGAGATCGACTGGGACGACAAGGCCAGCCAGCTGGTCATCCCCTTCGAGTATCGGCCTCTCACCGACCAGGAAGCCGTCACCTACGGCACCAAGAACCAGCAGGACAAGATCATCGCCGACGCCGTCGATTCCATCCCCAAGCGGCTGAAGAAGGCGGACAAGGCCCTTCTGGCCGTCGCGGTCGAGCGGCACAAGAACAGTGACGGCCAACCGGTCAGCTTCCTCGAACACCATCTGCGCCAATACACGCGGCGGAACACGTCCGACTTCTTCATCCACAAGGACCTGAAGGGCTTCCTCTGCGGCGAGCTGGACTTTTACCTGAAGAATGAAGTCCTGAACCTGGACGAGATGGAGACCGCCGGTGAAGACCGGTCCGAGGGTTGGTTCCAGGTCATGCGGGTGATCAAGGCCGTCGGTAGCCGGATCATCGACTTCCTCGAACAGATCGAGTCGTTCCAGAAGATGCTCTGGGAGAAGCGGAAGTTCATCACCGAGACGCAATACTGCATCACAGTCGGCACCATCGATGGGAGCTTCTACCCCGAAATCGCCGACTGTGACGCTCAGTGGGCTGAATGGAAAGACCTGTTCCACATTGATGAGGAGCAATCCGACCTGTTCTCAAACGGCAAGAGCAAGAAGGACAGGCGCATCGCGTTCCTCAAGGCTCATCCGACGCTGGTGCTTGATACGAAGTGTCTCTCCCAAGCCTTAACAGATCGCCTGCTTGGTTCATTTGAGGCCTTGGACGCTGTGCTTGATGGGGTTCTTATCCATAGTGAGAACTTTCAGGCCTTGACGATGCTACTGGACTCGCTCCGTGGCAAGGTTGAGTGTGTCTACATTGATCCTCCGTACAACACCGGCGATTCCGAGATTCTCTACAAGAACGAATACTTGCGCTCGTCGTGGTTGTCATTGATGCAGAACCGCCTTGCCGTTGCCATGCGACTCCTCACGGATGATCCAGTCGTCTTCATCGCGATTGATGACTTTGAGATGGTTGACTTGGCTGAATTGATCGACAAGCACTTCCCGTTCCTTCGTCGCGAGATGATCATCGTCAATCATCATCCCCAGGGCGGAAAAGCAAAGGTGCTGGCCAATACCCATGAGTATATGCTCGCCTGCGTGCGCCAGGATTCGGATCGCACGCTGTCTGGTCGAATGAGCAAGGACGGCGTCGAACTGCGGCCGTTCAAGCGCAGCGGAACGGCAGAGAGCAATTTCCGCTATGGACGGCCTAATAGTTTCTATGCTGTGCTAGTCGATCCAGACACGAAGGCGGTTGTGGGCATTGAGCCGCCGCCGGATAGGAACGTGCATGATTATCCCACAGGGAAGACCAAAGAAGGTTTTCTTCGAGTCTTTCCGCTGAGCGGCCAACCGAATGATCCACCGGATCGCAGGGAGCGCGTTTGGCGTCGTTCGTATGAATCATGCCAGAACCTGGTCGATAGGAAGCAGCTTCAGTGCAGCGATAACTTGACGATCTACCAGTTGATTGAGGCTCAGGATAGGACCGCCGCACTCTTTAGTAACTGGGTCGATCCGCGATACAATGCGGGAACCTTCGGGGCAAATCTTCTCGGCGACATCATCGGTGAGCACAACCCGTTTTCCTATCCCAAATCGGTACACACCGTCGGTGATGCGATCTTCGCAGCGGGCGTGGAAGACGATGCGTATTGTGTCGACTTCTTTGGCGGTTCAGGAACGACTGGACACGCGGTCATCAACCTCAACCGCGAAGACGGTGGGAATCGAAAGTTCATCATGGCCGAGATGGGGCGCTATTTCGACACGGTCTTGCTCCCGCGCATCAAAAAGGTAACGTTCGCGCCAGAATGGAAGGATGGAAAGCCCAAACGGCTGGCCACAGCAGAAGAAGCTGAGCGAAGCCCTCGTATTGTTAAGTACGTCCGCCTGGAAAGCTATGAGGACGCCTTGGGCAGTATCCGCTTCGATGACGCATCCGGCCAGGGCGCGTTGAAGTTCGACGACTACCTGCTCAAGTACATGCTCAAGTGGGAGGCTCGCAAGAGCGAGACGCTGTTGAACGTCGAGAAGCTGGCCCGCCCCTTTGCCTACAAGCTGACCGTCATGGAGGACGGCGAATCCGTCGACAGGACCGTGGACGTGCCGGAAACGTTCAACTACCTCCTTGGCCTGCATGTCAGCACGCGCAAGGTTTACGACGATGGTGGGCGGCGATACCTCGTGTATCGCGGCCGGATTGATCACAGGCAGATCGCCGTGATCTGGCGTGATACGGACGCCTGGCAAAAGAAGGACCTGGAACGGGACAAGAAGTTCGTCGCCGACCAGAAGTTGACGGAAGGCGCAGACGAGGTCTTCGTCAACGGCGATTCATTCATCCCCAACGCCAGGGCGCTTGAGCCGGTGTTCAAGGCCCGGATGTTCTCGACGGTGGAGGCGTAGCCGATGGCCCGAGCAAACAACGGAAGTCCGGAGTATGTGAAGCTCGAGCAGCGGCTCGCCATGCTGGCGTGGCTCAACGGCCTGTTCGGGTATGACAACAATCGCGACCTACTGGCCGACGTGAGCGAGGCTGCCGAGGGGTTCGATGCATCGGGGCGCAGTTACGTCCATCACCGATTGATCGCTCGGGGCGACAAGGTGAAGGTGGGCGCGGCAGACCTGTCGCGATACGACGACAACATCCGCGAGCATCTGCGGGCCATGAACGCCCGCCGCCCAGAGCCGATCACGCTGCGCTACTTCCAGCATTTGGCGGTGCTCTATACGGAGATCTTCCTGGACGCCTACTTCAACCGGCGCGGGGAGCTTCTGAGGGCGCTCAACAGCTTCGTCGATAAGTGTAATGCGGCTAAGAGCGCCGGAGACCCGAAAGATGCGAAGTTCACAGAGTCGGACCTGAAGAAGCTGGCCTTCTGGATGGCGACCGGCAGCGGCAAGACGCTGATCATGCACATCAATTACCGGCAGTTCCTGCACTACAACAACCTGCCGCTGGACAACATCCTGCTGATCACGCCGAACGAGGGGCTGAGCGAGCAGCACATCGAGGAGATGACGGCATCGAGCATCCCGTGCCGCCGGTTCGACCTCAATGAGAGCGGCCTCGGCATGGCCGAGCGGGATGCCGTTCGGGTCATCGAGATCACCAAGCTCGTCGAGGAGAAACGCGGCGGCGGACTGAGCGTCCCCGTCGAGTCTTTCGAGGGCAACAACCTGATCTTCGTGGACGAAGGTCACAAGGGGTCAGGCGGCGAAGCGTGGCGGAGTTTCCGCGATGCGTTGGGCCAGACGGGGTTCACTTTCGAGTACAGCGCCACCTTCGGCCAGGCCCTGACCGCAGCCCGTAACGACGACCTGACGACGGAATACGGCAAGGCCATCGTCTTCGACTACTCGTATCGGTACTTCCACGGCGACGGATACGGCAAGGATTTCCGCATCCTGAACCTGAAGGAAGAGACCACCGAAGAGAAGACCGAGACGCTGCTTCTTGGCAACCTGCTGTCCTTCTATGAGCAGCAGCGGGTATTCGAGGAGCAAGGGGACGACCTGCGCCCGTACAACCTGGAGAAGCCGCTTTGGGTGTTTGTCGGTAGCAGCGTGAATGCCGTCTACACCGAGGACAAGGAAAAGCGGAGCGACGTGCTGACCGTGGCGAGATTCCTGCACCACTTGCTGGAGAACAAACGCGGATGGGCGGTGAAGGCGATCAAGAAGCTGCTGGACGGCAAGACTGGGCTGGTTGATCCGGATGGCCAGGACGTTTTCGCGGACAAGTTCCAGTACCTGCGGGCGGCCGGAACGGATGCTGAGGCGACCTACCAGGATATTCTGTCCAAGGTGCTCCACACGCCAACAGGCGGCGGCTTGCATCTATGCGACCTGAGAGGCCGCGCTGGCGAGCTAGGTCTGAAGGCCAGCGGCGCGGAGGAATACTTCGGCCTGATCTACATCGGCGACACCAGCACGTTCAAGAAGCTCGTCGAGGATGACGACTCCGGCATCGTTCTTGAGGAAGACGCCATTGCAGACTCGCTGTTCGAGGGAATCAATGAGCCTGACACGAGCGTCGAGATTTTGATCGGCGCGAAGAAGTTCATGGAGGGCTGGAACTCCTGGCGCGTGTCGAACATGGGCCTCCTGAACATCGGCCGCAAAGAAGGCTCGGAGATCATCCAGCTCTTCGGGCGTGGTGTGCGTCTGCGAGGTAAGGACTTCACCTTGAAGCGCAGCTCAGCCTTGGATGGCAGCCACCCTCAGCACGTCCCGCTGTTGGAGACGCTCAACATCTTTGCTGTCCGAGCGAACTACATGTCGCAGTTCCGCGAGTACCTGGAGAAGGAAGGCGTCGAGACGCAAGGCGACGTGGAGTTGCCCTTGCCGATCCGAGCGAATGGTGACTTCCTTGACCAAGGGCTGGTAGTGCCGCGTGTTCCGGATGAACGCAGCTTCGTTGATGAGACCGACATCCTGCTCGATGTTGACCCTGGCATACGGGTGCGAGTGGATATGTCATTGAAGGTCCAGACGCTGGAGAGCGGCGCTGATGGGTTGACCGCGACGGCGGTGAAGGCCGGTCGGGAACGGCCCATCCCCGACGAGAGCCTGGCACTCGTGGATTGGGAGAAGGTCTACATCGATCTGCTCGAGTACAAGGAACGCAAGGGAATGCGCAACCTGGCGATTCGCCCGGATGTGCCACGGGTGATTCTGTCGAGGACCGAACCCGCCCGACTCTACAGCCTTGTTGCTGATGACGCGGTCGTCAGGCCCGATTCTTTTGCAGGCACGGCGCTGCTGAACGAAGCGGCACTGACGGTTCTTCGGAAGTACACCGACAAGTTCTACCGCAACCAGCAAGAGCGGTGGGATTCCGAGCACATGGTCTACAGGACGCTCGACCGCGACGATGCCAACTTCCAGAACTACACCGTCAAGGTCGCCCGAGGCGAATCGCAACTGATTGTCGCGATCCAGAAGCTCATCGACGATGGCGATGGCATCTACAAGCAAGACCTCCGCGACCTGCCCACGATCCACTTCGACCGTCATCTCTATCAGCCCTTGCTGATTGAACGCGGCGATAAGGTTCGCAGCGAGCCGCCAGGCCTGAAGGATAGCGAGCGGCAGTTTGTTGAGGACCTGCGGGCATTCTGTCGTGCCGAGAAAGACAAGTCGCTGGCGGACGCGGAAGTATTCTTGCTGCGGAATCTCAGTCGGGGCAAAGGCATCGGCTTCTTCGAGAAACGAGGCTTCTACCCAGATTTCATCCTGTGGGTCAAGAAAGCCGATGCTCAGCGGATCGTCTTTGTCGAACCGCACGGGATGCTCCATGCCGAGGCGTACCAGCATGACGACAAGGCCAGGCTGCACGAATCGCTTCCGCACCTGGCGGCGGCCATGTGCAAGCGGACCGGGATCAAGGACATCGTGTTGGATTCGTTCATCGTCTCCGCTACACCGTTCGAGGACCTCCGCACCAGATACGACGACGGCAGTTGGGACAGAAAGAAGTTTACTGAGGCACACATCGTGTTCCCGGATCGGTCGGCCCAATACGACTACATCGAAATCATCATGCGACAACAGACGACGTGAGGAGCGGCAGAGCGTTCATGCGAGCCAAGGCCAAAGCCCTATTGCGAAAAGATATCCTTCGCAGCCTGCGAAAGCAGGGCTACGTCGTGCGCGATGGCCGGGTTGAGTTGCCTGCGGACACGACGAAGGATGACCTTCGTCGTGTCAACGAGATGGCCTGCATGAAGAAGCGTGAAGAGGCTCGACCACGGCTTGCCCGATATGAGGATCACCTGTTGAGCCGTATTGCAGCAGGTTCCGACATGGCGGTGGATAACGTCCAGCCGAGGTTGGTTCAGGTTGAGCGCGATACGGAAGACGAACTGCTGTTTCGCTATATATGCCTCCACTGGAGCATCCCCGTGTCCTCGGGCTACGGAAGACGACTGCGTTTTCTGGTGGAGGACCAGAGCAACGGCAAGCTCATGGGCATCTTTGGTCTTGGCGACCCAGTGTATTCGCTCCGATCCCGTGATCAATGGATCGGCTGGGATGCCACAGCGAAGAAGGAACGGCTCTACCACATAATGGACGCTTTCGTGCTGGGCGCGGTCCCGCCGTATAGCAGCCTGCTGTGCGGGAAGCTTGTTGCCATGCTTGCGATGACCGATACGGTGCGTAAGGCGTTTCGGAACCGCTACGGCGGGCGAGAGACCGTGATAAGTGGCGAAGTGCGCAAACCATATCTGGCCTTGATCACCACCGCGTCGGCGCTCGGGCGGTCGTCTCTATACAATCGGCTGCGCATTGACGGTACGGACTATTGGCATCGCATCGGCACCACCGAGGGTTGGGGGGAGTTTCATTTCTCGAATGGCGTCTACGCGGACATCCGCGCGTATGCCGAGCGATGGTGCGAGGCGACTGCCAAGAAAGAGCCTTGGGGAAACGGGTTCCGCAACAAGCGCGAAGTGATCCGAAAGGTCCTGTCTCGGATTGGGTTATCGACCGAGTTGGGGAATCACGGCATTCAGCGAGAGATTTACGGTGCGCCGCTTGGCCACGATGCCCTGGCCTTCTTACGCGGCGAGACGAGTCGCCCACGGTTCCTCAAACTAACCGAGGCTGATGTCTGGAGCGCCTTCCGTGAGCGATGGTTCCTTCCCAGGGCGGCACGGTGCCCCGAGTTCCGAAGCTTCCAACCTGAATCGTACCGGCTCTGGACACCTGATCATCGGAGGGCACGGTGATGGCTGGACCGCTTGATGCCTCTGGCGCTGCAAGACCATTCGCCGACCTGCCTGCTGGCTTAGTGGAAGAGGTGCTCGCTGGAGCAACCCAGGTTGGCGCACATTTGCTTGGTGACTTCACACGCATCAAGCAGGAGAAGGCGGGCCTTCGGAAGAAGCTCGACGATGCTCGGCTTGTTGGCCATGAGTCCGACTTGCCCAGCCCCCACATACCAACGACTTGCGCTACGGATGGCTCCTATGCCATCGAGCGGCTGTTGGCGGCTGATCTCGCTGCGGCCGCAGCTGTTGCTGTCGAAGGGCTTACGCCGCCGAGCGAGACCCGACACTGGGATGCGCCGCACCATCGCACGTTTGTTCGGGCCGAGGTCCATCACGATGGCACTCAAACGGTCCTGCGAGCCGTGATGCTGGGACACGAGCTGGAGCTGGCGATTGCCGCTCCACATGACCTGGTCTTGCTGGACATGACGCTGGCGTTGCCCGTCATCTACTTCAACCAGGCGTTTGCAAAAGCCAGCGAGATCACCAGGGAACTTGGGGCGGGGACAGTGGCATGCGTGAGTGAGTTCCAACAGCACGGCCTCGACTTCATCACGCACTACCGCGACGTTCTGAAGTGCCCGCGATCCGACAAGGCCTACGCGGGGTTGCCCAAGTATGCGACTCGACGGGAAATCGGCGAAAAGGTCGGTTGGCCTTCGCACCACGACGACCGTTCGCTGCTCACAATGCTTCTGCGCCCAGGCGAGTTCACGCAGCCCCAGCCGATGTTGGACAGTGAGTTTCACCTGCATACCCCTGGGGCCAGCGGTGCAGCAAGCAATGCGTTAAAGGCGATAGCTGATGAAATTGTCGCGGCCCTCAAGACCATCAGGGTGGTGTATTACCGGCCACATGGGTTCATCCCTGCGCTGCGTGTCGAAGTCGGTTCCGCTGTGGCTGACAATCCCCACCGGCTTGCGATGGTTCTCAGGGGTTTGAAGGAACAGTCAGTTGTGGCCTCCATGCTCGAACCGTATCCGCTCTACATGGCTGATCGAATGGCCAAGTCGCTGGCCGCCGCGATTCCCGCGTTTCGGCAGGTGGCTACGCAGCGGATCAGCGCCGAGTATGACGGCGACATAGGTGAAGTCTTCTTTGCAATGCACGGCTACCGCAGCGAAGGCGGCCGATAAGGAGCGTGCCACATGGCAGAAGCCCAAGTAAGCAAACAGCTCGACGCAGTGGTTGCCAAAACCGAGCGGCTCGGCGTCATTGGCTCGCCGTCAAGCACGTCCGAACTTGCGGTCGATGTGGTCGGTACGGCCGTTGGTCGTAAGCTCGTCGGGGAGCTTGCCATGTTCCCATTCCAGCAGGACGGAGTTGCGCATTACGCCCTTGGCCAGATCACAGAGATTGAGCTGAGGAACGTTTGGCACGAGGACCCGACGATGCGGTCCTTGATCCGCCAGCGGGGCAAGATTGATGCTGTCAGTGAACGTCAAGACACACACCTGGGCAAGATGACGATCAGCGCTGTGTTCAAACACGCAACCGTACCGTCAAGTGCGTCGGGGGCAGCTGGAACCAGCTATGAACCGAGCATCATGGGAACGGTCCCGTCCACAGGAACAGGCATTCACCTTGTGAATGATGCTGTGCTCGAAACGGTGCTGCATCGTTACCGCGACCAGATTGTCTACCTCGGGCAAGTGTACGGGTCAACGCCCAAGCTTCCGCTCTGGTTCAAGCACTTTGGACGCGGTCCAGACGGGGCTGGCGAGGCGCACCATTTGGGAATCTTCGGCAAGACCGGCAGCGGCAAGAGTGTGCTGGCGAAAATGGCACTCTGTGCATACATGAGATACCAGCAGATGGGCCTTTTGATCCTCGATCCACAGGGCGAGTTTGCCAAAGATTTCCGAGGCGGCGGAAGTGGTGAAATGCGGATTCCATTGGCGGGTATCGCCAAGCAATTCAACAAACAGGTGGTCACGCTTTCTGTTCGCAATTTGGTGCTGGATCGCTGGGAATTGTTTCAGGAGATTCTGTTTGAGAGCGACTTCTTTCAGCAGCTCACTATGCCCAAGGGCGACAACCGGCGTGATGCATGTGCGAAGCTTGCGGACGAGTTGCGAAAGAAGAAGGTTAAACTCGAAGATCTGAATGGCCGTGCCGCCTTCAATACGGCTTGGTCCATACTGGCGGACACGAAGGTCCAGCAGGTGTTCTATCGGACAGCGCCAAGTCGTGAACGTTTTGAGTCTGCTCGGGCCGATGCCGATCCCGATGACTTCTTTCAACACCAGTGGCAGCCTGTCACGGCGTTGTTCGATAGATCACGAGCCAAGGCGAAGACCGTCGAGTCAGCGCTTAACTGGCTCTTGGATGTGAATCCACAGAACGGTGTTCGACCGATCCTGATAATCGACCTGTCGAGGGAACAAGCCCACGGGCTCTTCTGGACGGACACGATCCAGTCGCTGGTGATCAAACGACTGTTGGACGGCATTACCACAACCGCAGAGCGGCGGTTTCAGGAAGGTAATGAGACGGGCCTCAATACGCTAGTTCTGATGGACGAGGCACATCGGCTCGCTCCTCGCCAGTTGCCGGAAAATGGCAACGCCGCTGCTGGTGTACGAGGCGTACTCATCGACGCCGTGCGGACCACGCGAAAGTACGGGCTGGGCTGGCTCTTTATCAGCCAGACGCTCAGCTCCCTGCATACCGAGATCCTGCAGCAGTTGCGTATCCAGTTCTTCGGGTTTGGGCTTTCCATGGGGCAGGAGTTTCAAGCCTTGCGCCAGCATGTGGGCGGCGACGATTCGGCGCTGCGGCTTTACGGGCTGTTCCGTGACCCACACTCATCGTTCGACATCTCAAGTCGTCAGTACTCCTTCATGACGACCGGCCCAATCAGCCCGCTATCATTCGCGGGCACGCCGCTGTTTCTAAACGCCTTCAACCGCGTGGACGATTTCATGGGGGCGAACGGCCTCGCAGTTCCCAACTCGGACGGGGTTACTGGCTGAAGCAAGAAAGCATGAAGGGGATTGACAGATGAGGCCGCGTCCGTGTAGTATGTCCTAAACGAATGACGCATCGCTTCGACGATCTGGTGCGAGGCTGGAGACTATGGCAGGCAACCCATTATTTGGCAAGAAGATACGAGAGCTTCGGGAGGCCAAGCTCCGGGAGGACGCGACCTTCACGCTGCGGCAGTTTGCAGAGAAGGTGGGCATCAGCGCGACGTTCCTGAGCAAGGTCGAGCGCGGCGAGTTCGACCCGCCCAAGGCGGAGAACATCATCAAGATGGCCGAACTGCTGGGCGTGGACGCGGACGAGCTGCTGTCGCTGGCGAACAAGGTGGACCCGGAGTTGGAGAAGATCATCAAGGAACAACCGACGGCCCTGCCGGACCTGCTGCGCACGGTGCGCGGCATGTCGGCGGAGGAGCTTCGAAAGCTCACGGAACGGGCACGCAAGGAACAAAAGGACTGACGCGCGGGGCGAACATGGCCAAGGTCAAGTTTCTCAAACACGACGAGATCGAAAACGCCGCGCTGTGCCTGCTGGCCGAGTACGGCCGCAAGTACGGCGAGGTGATCGAGCCGCCCGTGCCGGTGGACGCGATCCTCGAAGGCCACCTGGGTCTGGCGTTCGATTTCGACAACCTGCCGAAGCTGATTGGCGTGCCCGACGTGCTTGGGGCAACGTGGATTCAGGACAAGGTTGTGCTCGTCGATCAGTCGCTCGACCCCACCGACAACCCGCGCAAGGAAGGCCGCTACCGCTTCACCCTCGCGCATGAGATCGGACACTGGGAACTCCATCGACACGGATTCCTGGCCAACGCCTGTCATCCGTCGCTGTTCGGTGATAAGCCCGCGCCGTCCATCGTCTGCCGGTCGGGCTCGCGCAAGGACCCGATGGAGTGGCAGGCCGACACGTTCTCCGGCTACCTGCTCATGCCGAAGGACATGGTCCTCGCGGCGTGGCAGCGCAGGTTTGGCAGCCCGACCCCGTACATCGCAAAGGACGAGATGGCCGATCTGTCAGCGAAGTGGGGGCTGGCCGACGACGAACGGCCAACCGTGGAAGTGGCGAAAGAGATGGCCCGCGCGTTCAACGTGTCGGGCCAGGCCATGCAGATTCGTTTGATCGGGTTGGGGTTGATAAGGACCGAGCAACCTCCGCCCGATCTGTTCGACGCAACAAGCTCGGTCAGTTCTGCCATTGGCAGAGAAGGAGAATGACATGCCCAGAAAAGGACCCGAAACCCATCATGTAGTCCCGAACCCCAGTGGCGGATGGGACGTGAAACGCGGCGGTTCCGTGCGAGCAAGCGCGCACCACGATCTCAAACAGGATGCCGTCGAAGCGGCTCGGAGGATCAGCCAGAGCCAGGGAACGGAACTGCGCATCCACAACAAGGACGGCAGGATTTCGCAGTCGGATAGTCACGGTGGCGATCCGCATCCGCCTAAAGGGTGATTCTCGGAAGGTGTGGTCGGACTCGGTTGATGGCCGAGGGTACGAGGCCGACCCGACAAATGAACCTCGGTCGTTTTTTTTCGGGCAAGCGTTTAGTGTTTAGGCCACTACTGACGCTGCCCGAGAAAGGAGAAAAACACAATGACCCAGCAATTCAACCCGAAACGCGTGTTGCGCCAGATCTCCAATCCGTTGCTCAAGGCTTTCTTCGAGCGGCAAGGGCATCCTCTGGATGTGGATTGGGACCGCCTGGCCAACACGCAAGTGGACGACATCTTCGACGGATGGCAACGGCTGCCCGCTGACCAGCGCAAGGCGGTGGAGGTCATCCTTCAGGATGTCCATGAGATGGCCAACGAGGACGGCACGCGTGTCATCATCGAGGAAGGCCAGTATCACAGCGAGGACCTGACGCCCCTGCTGGAGCCGATGGAGAGCCGCTACGACAAGGCCCTCTGGACGTTCATGAACCGCCCGGCGATCTGGGACGCAGCGGTCCGTTTCGCCAAGGCGGACATCCTCTGGGGCGGCCGCTCCTGGATGAAACGCGGCAACATGCCATCGGCCGACCCCAAGACGGACCCCGCGTCGATTCATGCGTTCCAGGGAGCAATGTCCGCGTTCTACCGCGACCGCCAGGGGCGCGGACACCACTGCAAGGTCGAGTACTTCCCTCGTGGCAGCGATCACCATTACTTCTTCGTCTACCTGAGTGACTACGCCGACACCTATATCAACTTCGACGACTCGGGGCACTTCCAGCGGACGCCAGAACGTCGGGCGTTCGAGGTGGTGTTCGCCTACGAGCGTTCGTCCAGTACGCTGGAGATGTACGCCAAGGGCGGCAAGCAGGTCGTCGCGTCGCTACAGCATCTCTTCTCGACGATCATCCTCGGCGAATCGCTCGAGCCGGAAGAACCGGGAGCCCAGCCGTACGAACTCAACGGACTGATGGATCGCAGCTTCGCGTTCCCGACCGACCCGGAAGACGGCATCGAGGATGTCACCGTCCGCGCCATGCGGCTGTCCATCCTTGGGCGCAAGCGCGGCCGCATTACGCTGGAGCCTGATCCGAACGATGGTCGCGAACGCATCTATGAGATGCTCGAGGAAGACCTGAACCGCCGATGCCTGCCGAGGTCGATTCTGCACGTCACCAAGGCCACGATGAACTTCCGGCTGAACGGGAACGGACATGGGCGCTCGTTGACGTTCAGCGTCACCTTCCCGAACGGCTGCGACCTCAAGAACAAACGCGAGGATCAACGGCTTCTCGGCGAAAAGTACCTCAAGAGGTGGAAGATCGATGTCACCTGACCCGCTCGACATCATCTGGCGGTCAGCCGACAGCCCGGCTCCGACGTTCACAGCCGACGACATGGACGGCGTACCGCCGGAGACCGTGGCTCGCCTGACCCTGCTCGGCATCCTCCGGCAGGCCGCACCCGCGACGCATGTCATGTGCGACGGATGCGATGGCGGCCACATCGAACGGGTGATCTCGCTACCGTACCCGGACGGCCAGACGCGCTTCTTCATCCGCTGCCCCGAGAACGGCAGGATCGAGGTGCCGCGCGACCGCCTCATGCAATGGTCGGTCGACTACACTCCGCTCCTGCTCGTCCTGACAAAGGCGCTGGCCGTGCAGGGAACGCTCGACGAGATCGTACCCAATCGCATCTGGAGCCTGGGTCGGGCCTCGTTGGCCGGGAAATCCAAGACCGTCTGGGCGGCCCGTGGGCTGGCTTGGCCCGACGCTGTGCGGATCGCGGCATCGCTCCCGAAAGGCCGGTCACCCATTCTGTTCCACTTGGGCCGTCCGGCGGACGATGGGCTGTTGGACATGCCACGCGAATCGATCATCGATCTGCGCACCGTCCTGCGGATTGACGCCGACTTGGCCGTCGACGTCTACGCCATCGAACGGCAACTGGGCGATGTCGCCCCGTCGCCGTCCAGACAACAGCCGAAGAAGCAGTCGCGGCGCGATGCCACGGTCGGTGCGTTGAAGCGCGAACTCCACCAACGCATCCTCTCGTTCAAGAGCGCCATCCGTCACGCAGACGACATCGGACGCACCTTTGATGTGCCCCCACTGACCCAGAAGGAACTCGCGGAAGCCATCGGCGAAAGCGAGTCGGCCGTCTCGCGGGCGATAGCCCGGAGCAAGGACCTTGAATTGAAGGTCATGCTGCAGACCGTTAAGAGCCACAACATGATCCGCAAGTACTCACGCTGAAGAAGGGCCGAATTGCAGTTGCCGTCGTTTGCTGCAACTGCAATCCGGCAATTACGCGCCGCAAGCGGCTTGATGGCAGTCGCTTACGGACATCCACATATCCGCTGCCATCGTTTCCTGCAACTTCTCCCCAAGGTGTCGAGCGACGCACAGGGCGTGGCTCACCAAACGACAACCTTGCAGGAGAGAAGCCATGCAGGAGAGCAAACACCGACCCACCAAATCGTCCCTCACACCCCCTCAGGCCCGCCTCGTCGACCTGATGCAGCGGCTGAACTTCGGCCGCATCGAGGACCTTCACATCCTCAATGGCGAGCCGCTGTTCGACCCGCCGCCCCGCGTCTTCCGGGACGTGAGGCCTGGCCGCGTCAACGGACCTCGCCCGGAAGCAGGCAAGGCCGACTTCGACCTCAAGGATGAGGTCATCGACCTGTTCGTCCACCAGGAGGCAGTGGGCGACGGCGTCATCGAGCGCATCGAGGTTCAACACGGTCTTCCGTTCAGGATGACCTTCGAGGAGGTCTACGCCTGACAACGCGGGGGTCGGCTCCCCTTTTCCTGTGATCGAAACGAACACCTGACAACTAACCAGCCGAAGAACGGAGGCGTTGTGGGTGCCGCAGATGCGGCAATCCTGCAACGCCTCCGCTGTTTGTGATCGCTGCCTCTGTCGGCATCCACGCGACGCCTCCCGGCCAACGGGAGACTGAAATGGATACCAACAAGAAGCATGAACAACTCACCAAGTACACCATGACCCTCGTCCAGTGCAAAGCGCGGCAGCTCGTCGGCAAGGCGGGCTATACGCAGGACGACATCGCGGACATCGAGCAGGACCTGATCAAGAGCCTGCTCGCATGCATGCCGCAGTTCGACCCCGCCAAGGCGAAGCTCAACACCTTCGTCGACCGCGTGGTCGGAAGCAAGATCGTCGACCTGCTGCGCCGCCGCAATGCGGAGATCCGCAATCACGGGCGGGAGGCCTTCTCGCTCAACGAGGAGATCGAGACCGAGGACGGAACGGTGGAGATCATCGAGACCGTCTCGCAGGACGAGATCGACCTCCGCACGGGCCGCTGCAACCGGCCCGAAGCCGAACGCGCCCACCTCCAGATCGACCTGAATGCGTTCGTCGCCGGTCTGTCGCCCGAGCTGCGGCAGGTCGCCGACATGTTGCGGACGGCGTCCGTCGCCGAGGTTGCCCGCGAGCTGGGCATCCCGCGCCGCACCTTCCGTGAGAAGCACCTGGCGCAACTGCGCGAGGTCTTCGCGGCAAACCGCATGGACGACTACCTGCGCTGAACGCGCTCTCCGCCAGTTTGCCCCTGCGCCGCGTAAGTAACTGAAGGCGGCCAGGGGCAACTGGTCAGGAGACACCAACGCGGAGAGGAATCATGGACATCAGCATCGATCTCAACATTCTGGAAGCCGAACCCGCCGCGCAGTACCACGCCAAGGCGGATCGTTACCTCAGCAGCCACCAACTCCTGGACTTCATCCGGTGCCCGTGGCTGCACCGCAAGAAGGCGGTCGGCCTGATCGAGGACTCCGATTCGGCCAGCTACCTCATCGGACGCGCCGCGCACACGCTGATCCTCGAGGGCCGGGATGCCTTTGAGGCGGCGTTCGCGCTGGGCGGCCCCATCAACGAAAAGACCGGCAAGCCGTTCGGTGCGGCCACGAAGGCCTTCGCCGAGTGGGCCGCGATCCAGGGCAAGCCGGTCCTGTCCCACGATCAGATCGATCTGGTCGAGCAGATGCGGTCCGGCGTCGAGATGAACGACGAGGCCGTGGCGCTCCTGCTCTACGGCCGCGCCGAAGGCGTCGTGCGGACCGAGTACTGCGGCACGCCTTGCCAGATCCGTATCGACTGGCTGCACCCGCATCGCGGCATCGTCGACTTCAAGACCTGCGACGACCTGACCTGGTTCGAGGCCGACGCCCGGTGCTACGGCTACCACCGGCAGGTCGCCTTCTACCGGGCCGTCCTGGCCCAGGCCCTCGGCGGCACGCTGGTCCCCGTTCACCTGATCGCGGTCGAGAAGAAGGAACCGTTCCGCTGCGGGGTCTGGCGCGTTGGCGACGACACGCTGGCCCAGGCGCAGCGCGAGAACGAGGCCGCGATCCGGCGTCTGCTCGTCTGCCGCGAACGCGACGAGTGGCCCACTGGCTACGAGGAAATCCGCGTGCTGGACGTGCCGTAGTGGCACGTCCGGTCACGGGCTGAAACCACCACAACGAGAAGGAGAGAAGCAGTATGACCATGTTGCAGCAGATTCACCGGGGTCGCAGGCACAACCCGCCGCGCCTCCTGATGTACGGAACCGAGGGCATCGGCAAGTCCACCACGGCGGCCGCTGCCCCCAAACCGATCTTCGTCCCCACCGAGGACGGCCTCGACCAGATCGACTGCGCCAGTTTTCCGCTGGCGACCCGGCTGGCCGATGTCGACACGGCGCTCCGGGCACTGATCCAGGAGAAGCACGACTTCGAGACGGTCGTGATCGACTCGGCCGACTGGCTCGAGCGCCTGGTCTGGGACGCGCTCTGCGAACAGTACGGCGTCAACAGCATCGAAAAGGTCGATGGCGGCTACGCCAAAGGCTACACCCACGCCCTCACGCACTGGCGCAAGCTGCTGGGCGATCTCAACACGCTGCGCAACCAGCGCGGCATGTGTGTGATCGTCCTGGCGCACGCCAAGGTCGAGAAGTTCGAGGACCCGGAGTTCAGCGCCTACGACCGCTATTCGCCGCGACTGCACAAGCACGTCACGGCGCTGCTGACGGAGTGGTCCGACGCGGTGCTCTTCGCCACGCGCAAGATCATCACGAAGACCGAGGACGGCGGGTTCGGGCGCGAGCGCACCATCGCCGCCGGTCTGGGCAAGGATGGCGGCGAACGCATCCTGCGTACGGTCGGCAACCCGGCCTGCGTGGCGAAGAACCGCTACGGCCTGCCCGCCGAGCTACCCCTCTCGTGGCCTGCGCTGATGAACGCGCTGGCCGCCAACCCGATGTCCGCAGCCGGGGCGGTCCCGGCGCGGGGTAACGAGTCAGTAACCACCAAGAGCAAGGAGTAACGAGTCATGGCAAACCTTAATGGATTCAATGCGTCCGAAGTCGAACCGACCAGCAACTTTGAACCGCTTCCGGCGGGCAAATTCCTGGCCGCGATCACCGAGAGCGAGATGAAGCCCACGAAGACCGGGAGCGGCAAATATCTGCAGCTCACTTTCACGGTCATCGACGGCCCGTACAAGAACCGCATCCTCTGGGCGCGGCTCAACCTCGACAACCCGAACGCCACGGCGGTGAAGATCGCCCGGTCGGAGCTGTCGGCGATCTGCCACGCGGTGGGCGTCATGCAGCCCCGCGACAGCGTCGAGCTGCACAACCTGCCGCTGGTGATCGTCGTGAAGCTCAAGAAGCGCGAGGACACCGGCGAGCTCACCAACGAGATCAAAGGCTACGAGCGGAAGGCTTCCGCCGGGCAGGCGCAGCAGGCCCCGGTGACCGACAACACGCCCCCTTGGAAACGGTAAGGAGGGCGTCATGCCGTTGACGCTTCCTTACCCGCCCAGCGTGAACCATTACTGGCGGCGGGTCGGGCTGCACACCCTGATCAGCCGGGAGGGCCGGACGTTCCGACGGAACGTCTGCTCCCTCCTCGGCGGTGGGATGCGCAAGCCCCCGTCGAGCGGGCGCATCGCCCTGGCGATGGATGCTTTTCCGCCGGACCGCCGACGCCGCGACCTGGACAACATCCAGAAGCCGGTGCTCGACGCCCTGGAACACGCAGGCGTGTACGCGGACGACAGCCAGATCGATCTGCTCGTGACGCGCCGCCGTGAGGCGGTGCCCGACGGCAGGCTTCTGGTGACGGTCGAGGAATTTCCCCTGCGGCGCTGCCCCGTATGCGGCGGGCCGCTGCCTGACGAGGATCAAGATGCCCACGACTAAACACACGACCTGCCATCGTCGCCGGAACTGTGACGCGCTCACGCCAGCCATGCTGGCGACGCTCCGTGTCATCCGCCAACTCGGCAAACAGGATGCGGCGCTCGTGTGTCCGACCGCGACGATTCGCGCCTTGTTCCGCCGGGGCGTGATCGACTCTGCGCTCACCATCATCGACGACGCCCAAGGAGGAACATGATCCAACTGCGCCCCTACCAGACCGAGGCGGTCGCCGCCGTCTACGATCACCTGCGCGGACGGGACGACCACCCGTGCGTCGTCATCCCGACGGCAGGCGGCAAGACGCCGGTCATGGCGACGATCTGCCGCGACGCCGTCCAGCAGTGGAACGGTCGCGTGCTGATCCTGGCGCACGTCAAGGAGCTGCTCGAGCAGGCGACCGAGAAGCTCCACGCGATGGCCCCCGACCTGTGGAACAAGATCGAGGTCTATTCGGCGGGGCTTAAGAGCCGCGATACCGAGCACCCGATCATCGTGGCGGGCATCCAGAGCGTGTTCCGCCGCGCGGCCGAGCTCGACCGCTTCGACCTGATCCTGATCGACGAGGCGCACATGCTGCCGCCCGATGGCGAGGGCATGTACCGCACCTTCCTGGCCGAGGCTCGCGCCGTGAATCCCAACGTGCGGCTGGTCGGCCTGACGGCCACACCCTACCGCATGACCACCGGCATGATCTGCGGACCGGAGAATCTTCTCAACCACGTCTGCTACGAGGTCGGCGTGCGCGAGCTGATCGTGCAGGGGTATCTCTGCGGCCTCAAGACCAAGGCCGGACGCCGCAAGGCCGACACCTCTGGCCTGCACATCCGAGGCGGCGAGTTCATCGCGGGCGAGGTCGAGGCCCTGATGGACGACGACGCGCTGGTGCGGTCAGCCTGCGGCGAGATCGTCGAGCATACGCGGGACCGGCATTCGGTCCTGATCTTCGCCGCCGGTGTGCAGCACGCCATGCACGTCCAGCGCACCCTCGGGGAGTTCGGTCACGAGTGCGGGTTCGTTTGCGGCGACACGCTGCCGTTTGAACGCGCCGACACCCTCAAACGCTTCAAAGACGGCGGCATGAAGTATCTGGTCAACGTCAACGTGCTGACCACCGGCTTCGACGCGCCCAACATCGACTGCGTGGCGCTTTTACGGCCGACGAACTCCCCGGGCCTCTACTACCAGATGGTCGGTCGCGGCTTCCGCCTGGACCCGTCGAAGGAGAACTGTCTCGTCCTGGACTTCGGCGGCAACATCCTGCGGCACGGGCCGGTCGATGCTCTGGAGATCAAGGACCGCCCCAACGGCAACGGCGACGCGCCCGCCAAGGAGTGCCCGCAGTGCCAGGCGGTGATCCATGCCGCCTACAGCATCTGCCCGGAATGCGGCTATGCCTTCCCGCCGCCCAGACGCGAACAGCACGACCACGAAGCCTCCACGGCCAGCGTCCTCTCCGGCGAGGTCACCGAGACGGAATACGAGGTCGAGGGCGTCTACTACAGCGTCCACGTCAAGCGCGACGCGCCCGAGGACCACCCACGCACCATGCGGGTCGACTACCGGGTCGGGTTCAATAACTACCGCAGCGAGTGGGTCTGCTTCGAGCATACCGGCTACGCCCGAGCCAAGGCCGAGACCTGGTGGAGGGCGCGGTCCCGCGAACCGTTCCCGGAATCGTCTGAGCAGGCCGTGGAGATCTGTGAGGCGGGCGGTGTGGCCGAGACGCGCTCGATCACCGTGCGGTCGGTGACAGGCGAGAAGTACGACCGCATCACCCACCACGAGTTGGGGCCAATCCCGCCGCGCCAGGACGGCAGTGACGAGCGCGATGACGGCAATCTTCCCGAATACCAAGGACCGGAGGACGATGATCTGCCCTTCTGACAGTCATGACACGCTCCACAGCGCGGCGGCTGGTTACCTGGCCGCCGGGCTGTGCGCTCTGCCCGCGATCCGGGCGGAGAAGCGCCCGGCGGTCGGCCAGTGGAAGCGCTACCGCAAGCGGCTGCCCACCGAGGCAGAACTGTCCGCCTGGTTCGACAACGGGCCGGACGCGGTCTGCATCGTGTGCGGGACCGTCTCCGGCAACGCCGAGATGATCGACTTCGACGCGGGCGGTGAACTCTTCGACGCCTGGGCCCGGCGCATCCCCGCCGACCTGCTGGCGCGGCTGGTGGTCGAGACCACCCAACGCGGCGGGCGGCATGTCTTCTACTGCTGCGAAGCGCCGGTCTGCGGCAACATGAAGCTGGCCCAGCGCCGCGAGGGCGACAAGACCGTCACGCTGATCGAGACCCGTGGCGAGGGCGGCCTGTTCCTCTGCGCCCCGACAGCCGGGTACGAGGCGATCCAGGGCGACCTGCGCACCCCGCCCGTGTTGACGGAGGCCGACCGGGACGCGCTGCTGGCGGCCGCATGGGAGCTGAACGAGTACTTGCCGCCCCTGGTCGGCGAAACGCGCCCCTGTGGCCAACGGGACGCCAAGGAATCGCCCGTGGCGGCCTCCGGCGAGCACCCCGGCGCAGACAATTCGGACACCGGCGCATTCTCGGCGGAGAATTCGGACAACGGCCGTTCTCGGCCGCACAATTCGGAGAACGGGCCGACACCGGCGTCATCGGTCGCACAGGGCGCATTCCCGCCAGAGATTTCGCACAGGCCAGGCGATGATTTCAATGATCGCGGAGATGTGCGCGATGTGCTCGCACAGCACGGATGGGCGCTGGCCAAGCCGGGAGAGAACGAGTACTGGCGTCGTCCGGGCAAGACATCCGGCTGGTCGGCCTCGCTGAAGGACCGGGTCTTCTACGTTTTCAGCGCGAATGCCGCGCCCTTCGAGCCGTCCCGGGCCTATTCCCCGTTCGCGGTCTACGCGCTGCTGAACCACGGCGGCGATTATGAGACGGCGGCGCGTTCTCTGCGCATGTCCGGTTACGGGGGCGACGGCCCGTCGGACATTCGCACAGGCGTCGACCTGTCGGGCATTCTCGGCCAGAGCGGCGTATGTGGGGCCGATGACTCGCACAATGCCGCCCGTGCGCCAGAGATTCCCGACCCCGGGCCCATGCCCGACCACCTTCTTCGCATCCCCGGCTTTGTCGGCGAGGTGATGGACTACTGCCTGGCGACCGCGCCCTATCCGAACCCGGTCATGGCCTTCGCCGGGGCGCTTTCGCTCCTGGCGTTCCTGACGGGTCGCAAGGTGCGCGATCCGGGCGACAACCGCACGAACATCTACCTGCTGGGCCTGGCGCACTCGGCCGCCGGGAAGGACTGGCCGCGCAAGGTCAACACCCGCATCGTCCACGAGGTCGGCCTGGCCAAGTGCCTTGGGGAGCGGTTCGCCAGTGGCGAGGGCATCCAGGACGCGCTCTTCCAGACGCCAGGCATGCTGTTCCAGACCGACGAGATCGACGGCATGCTCCAGTCGATCAACAAGGCCAAAGACGCCCGGCACGAGGCGATCATGTCCACGCTGCTGACGATGTACTCGGCGTCGAACAGCGTGTTCCCGATGCGCCGCAAGGCGGGCAAGGAAGCGCCCGGCGTCATCAACCAGCCCAGCCTGGTGATCTTCGGCACGGCGATCCCGAACCACTACTACGAGGCGCTTTCCGAGCGGATGCTCACGAACGGCTTCTTCGCCCGCATGATCATCCTCGAGGCCGGACCGCGCGGCACGGGTCAGGAGCCGGTCATCCGGGATCTGCCGCCCAGCGTGCTCGCGGCGGCCAAGTGGTGGGCCGACTACCGACCCGGCACCGGCAACCTGGAGAACTGGAATCCCGTGCCCACGGTAATCGACCACACCGACGAGGCCAGGCGGCTGCTGATCGAGACACGCGAGCAAGCCGAGGCCGAATACAGCGCCGCCGAGGCCAAGGGCGATTCGGTCGGCACCACGGTCTGGGGTCGCGTCAGCGAGCAGACCCGCAAGCTGGCGCTCCTCTACGCCGTCAGCGAGAACCACCTGGCCCCGCGCATCGGCCTGGCCGCCGTCCAGTGGGCGTCCGCGTTCGTGATGCACCAGACGCGGCGCATGCTCTTCATGGCGGCGTCCCATGTCGCGGACAGCGAGTTCGACGCCCTATGCCTGCGGGCCATCGAGAAGATCCGCAACGCGCCCGGCGCGGAGATCGGGCACTCGGTCCTGCTCAAGCGGCTCAAGATCCCCAAGAAGGAGTTCGCCGATCTCATGGACACGCTGGCGTGTCGCGGCGACGTGGAGGTCAAGGACGTCACGACGTCTGGCCGGACCGGACGCTGGTACGCGCTGCCCGGCGCAGGGGAAGGAAGATGCCCTGGGGTGAAAGAAGTTGGCTCCGCAGACGGCCTGTCGGGGTGAAAGATGGTGAACGAAGGTGAAAGAAGGGTGAAAGAAGTTTCATGAGAAAACCCCATATATACATAGAAATATATCTTCTTTCTCTCTTTCTCCCACGTACCCCCGCGATGCGCCCGGACGCCCGCGTATGCGTGTACGCGTGTGATAGGGGTGAAAGAAGAAAGAAGGTCGGGCCTGCGAATAGGTACTTGGCGGGCCAGGAGCCTCCTGATGGCGGCGGGAACAGCTCCGAGCATAGGCAAAGTTTGTTTTCAGTGTCCGCTTCCTTCTCACATGCCCACTGGATCGCACGTTTATGTCAACAACGGCACAGGCCACAGTGGCCAGGCCACAACCATAGGAACACCTGCCATGAAGCAAACGAAACATCGAACACGACCGCCGACAACGCACACCGAGGCGTCTCTGTCCACAGCGGTGGTCGAAGCTGGCACGAACCGCCCGCCGCGCCCGGCCTGGATTTCGGACGCCCTGCTCACCAGCACAATCGAGTTGTGGTCACGCGCCTACGGTCATCCGCTCGGGGAGAACGACGCCATCGAGATTCTGGAGAATGTTGGGCGGCTGGCGGAGGCACTTCTGGACGCAAAGCGGAGGATGCGGAAATGAGGATCGTCATCTGGGCACGTGTCTCGTCACGCGAGCAAAGCCAAGGCTACTCCATTGACGCCCAGCTTCGCGCTTGCCGCGACCGGGCGCTGAAAAACGGGTGGACGGTCCTGCGAGAGTTCGTCGTGGCCGAGTCGGCCAAACGGGGCGTGGAGCGCGCCGCGTTCAACGAGATGCTCAAGTGGGTCCGGGACAACGCCCGCAAAGAGGACATCAGCGCGATCCTGTCCCACAAGCTGGATCGTGTTTGTCGCAACATGCGCGATGCAGTCCGGCTTCAGGAGATGGAGGACGTGTGCGGCGTGCTGCTCGCATTCGTGGACAACCAGTTCGCGCCGGGCGCGGCAGGAGCTCTGTCGTTCAACGTAATGGCGGCAGTTGCGCAGTACTACTCGGACAACCTGCGCTCCGAGGTTCTGAAAGGTATGGACGAGAAGGTTCGCCAGGGCTGGCCGACAGGCCATGCACCCTACGGATACGTCAACGTGGCCGATAGGGACGAGCCGGTGCAGCCGCACCCGGTGGACTCCAAGACGCTTGCCCGCCTCTTCGAGTTGTTCTCCAGTGGCCAGTACACGTTCAAGGGGCTGGCGAAGCGGATGCACGATGACGGCTATGTCTATCGGCCGAGCACTCCCCGCTTCAACCGCTCATCGCTCTCTCATATCTTTGCCAACCGCTTCTATGCTGGCGAACTGATACGCAACGGCCAGGTCTATCCGGGGCGCTACAGACTCGTGGTCGAGCGCCGCGTTTTCGACGCCTGCCAGGACATCCTCAAGGGCAAGAGCCGCCGCACCGGCAACCCGGCGATCATGCTGTCAGGGGGATTGCTGCGTTGCGGCATCTGCGGATACGCGATAACCGGCGAGCATATCCGGCGCAAACTGCGCAATGGCGACTGCAACGTCCACGTCTACTACAAGTGCGGGAACAACCAGATGCATGACGACCACCCGCCGGTCCGCTGGCGCGAGCCCGACGTGGAACGGATGATCGTCGCCGACCTGGATAGCTTCCGCATCCCCGCCTCAGATGCGCAGTCCTGGCTTTCGGATCTCATCGCCAGCAAGTTCGCCGATCTGGGAGCGGCTGCATACGAGAGGCGCACGAGGCTGACCAAACGCCGTACAGAGCTCGTTGGTATGCAGGATCGGCTCCTGACCGCGTTCTTGCAGCGCGTGTTGGACGAGGCGGTGTTCAACGCCAAGGGCGCGGATCTGAAATCGCGGCTCGCTGAGGTCGAAGCGCAGTTGGAGGCGGCGGACATGGCCACGGAAGACGATGGCAGATTGGCGCTCTCTGTTTCCGACTTCAGCCAGGACCTCGCTGCTGTCTGGGTGAGATCAGTCGCATCAGATCGACGAGCTCTTCTGGAATGCATCAGCTCGTCCAGATGCCTGACTGACTCAAGCCTCATGCTTGTGATGCGACGGCCATTCGATTTGCTGAAAGATGGAGTTCGCCGGGTCTCCAGTAAACCGGCATCAACCTGAAACGGAGGTGCGACTATGAACATCGAATTGCGGCCTATCGAGGCCATCAAACCCTATCCCGGCAACCCGCGCGTCAACGACGACGCAGTGGACGCCGTGGCGGCCAGCCTGACCGAGTTCGGGTTCCGCCAGCCTATCGTGGTGGACGCCGAGGGCGTCATCATCGTCGGTCACACCCGCTGGAAGGCGGCGAAGAAGCTCGGCCTGGCCAAGGTGCCGGTCCATGTGGCGACCGACCTTCCGCCGGAGAAGGTCAAGGCGTACCGAATCGCGGACAACCAGACCGCGACGCTGGCCGAATGGGACTTCGAACTGCTGCCCATCGAGTTGAAGGACCTTCAGCGGGCTGACTACGACCTGAGCCTGCTCGGGTTCGACGAGGACGAACTGGCCCACCTGCTCGACGGCGACGTGGCCGAGGGGCTGACCGATCCCGACCATGTGCCGGAACCGCCGGACACGCCCGTCACCCAGCGCGGCGACGTCTGGGTGCTCGGCAATCACCGCCTGATGTGCGGCAACAGCGGGAGCGTCGAGGACCTCGACCGCCTGCTCGACGGCGCGACCATCGACCTCGTGAACATGGACCCGCCCTACAACGTCAAGGTCGAGCCGCGCAGCGCCACGGCCATCGCGGCGGGCACCAGCGGGGCGTGGGGCCGGGACTGGCAGAAGATCGCCCACCACCAGGGCTTTGATCAGGCCCGGGGCGTGGTCGATCCGAAGAAGGCCCGCAAGAAGATGCGGGCGAAGGATCGCCCGCTGGAGAACGACTTCGTGACCGCCGATGCATTCGACGAGATGCTCCTGGCCTGGTTCGGCAACGCCTCGCGGGTGCTCAAGCCGGGCGGGTCGTTCTACATCTGGGGCGGCTACGCCAACATCGGCAACTATCCCGCGCCGCTGGCCGCCGCCGGGTTCTACTTCAGCCAGGGCATCGTCTGGGACAAGCAGCACCCGGTCCTGACGCGCAAGGACTTCATGGGCGCGTTCGAGATCTGCTTCTACGGCTGGAAGGAAGGCGCGGGCCACAATTACTACGGCCCCAACAACGCCACGGACCTGTGGCACGTCAAGAAGGTCAGCCCGCAGGCGATGATCCACCTGACCGAGAAGCCCGTCGAGCTGGCGGTGCGCTCGATCCAGTACTCGTCCCTGCCGGGCCAGAACGTCCTCGACCTGTTTGGCGGCAGCGGATCGACGATGATCGCGTGCGAGCAGACCGGCAGGCGGGCCTTCCTGATGGAACTCGACCCGCCGTACTGCGACGTGATCGTGAAGCGCTGGGAGGAGTTCACCGGCAAGAAGGCGGAGCGGATTCCGGGGCCGGAACCGAAAGAGACAGCCCCGACCGAGGCCGGGGCTGCCGTGGAGGCGAAGGTATGATCGAGCGCCTACGCCTTGCGGCTCTTCGCCGCCTCCTCGCGCACGTATTCGCTGTCCTTCAGGGCGAACTTGCCGCGTTCGGTTTTGACGAACCGGCTCGCGTCGCCCTTGAGGGTGATCTCGCGCAGGATTGCGGCGTAGAGCGTGCTGGCGGGTGTCTTGCCGGTGCGCGGGGCCCAGAGGCCACGCTTGACGGCCAGTTCCACGATGTCCTTGCAGCGCATCGGGTCGCCGGTGCCCTGTGACAGGAGATGGACCGCCGCGTCCATCAGGCTCATGGCCTTGCCGCCCTCGGCCACGGGTTGGCCGCCCTTCGCGCCACGGTCGCCCGTGTCGCGCCCGGTCTTGGCGCTGGCGTCCTTGGTAGCCTCCGGGGCCTTCGCCGCGCCGTTGGGCGCGTTTTGCGCCGCCTCGGCGGCCTCGACCTTGGCGTCCACGTCGGGCGTGGTCGGCGGCACGCCGAGGCGCTCGCTCGGCAGCTCGCGCGGCGTGGCGGCCTTCTTCTTCCCGTTCTTGGGCTTGGCATCCTTCACGGTCTTCTCCTGCTTACCTGCGTTCTTGGGTCCTGCCTTCTTCATCGCGTCTCTCCTCTCCTCGTTGCGGCCGACGGCACCATGCCCCGGCCAAACTCGTTCTCAGTCGTTTCCCGTCGCCTGGGCGACGGCCGCCTCGACCATCGCCATCACGCCGCGCCGTTCGTTCATGCCGTGCGGCAAGGGGTGAACCTCCAGGACGGCCTTGCACGCCTCCAACAGGTCGGGCGCGGCGGCCATCAGGCGGGCGTTCGCGTTCCTGGCAGCCAGCGGGATGTTGACGTTCTGGTGAACGTCGGCCAGCAGTGCGCCGGGGCCGTTCTGAACCCAGAGCCAGCCCGGTGGATTGTAGGCGGCCTCGACGGCCTTCCACGGTCCCGGGGTGTGTCGTGCGTCTTTGTCGCTCATGGTCGTCTCCTCTCTGTGTTGCCCGGCATCGCGCCGGGCGGGTTGTTACGCGTCCAGTTCCTTCAGGAGCCGGGCGCACGCCTGTTTGCCGCCGAGGCGCTCGATCAGCCTGTCGGCGAACCACTGCACCTGGCGTTCGACATCGAGGTCGCGGCAAATCGTGGGCTGGCGGCTGCGGTTGCTGCGCGTGGCGATGATCGCCACGGCCTGCGGACTCAGATCGGCGGCGATGGCGTCGAGCATCGCCTCGTCGTTCTCGGGGACGGTCACGCGCCTGCGGCGGCCGTCGATGGTGGTCAGGTAGGTCTTCATGGCGTCGCTCCTCTATCGGCTCTGGACGATGGTCACCTGGAACTCGCGGCGGTCCTTCATGCGGATGACGAGGCCCTTGTTCATGGTCAGGACTCCGGCCTCCTCGAAGGTCATCACCGACTCGACGTTGGCGATCTCCTCGGGCACCTCGCAGAGGTCTTCGCCAAGGTCGAGGGTCAGCATCGCATCGGCGATCAGGGCATTGAGCGTGGTCTGCATGGTCTGTTCGTTCATGGCGTGGTCCTTTCTGTTTCAGGCGTTGTCGTTGAGGCGGGTGAAGAGCTGCTGGCGGTCGTTGCGCTCGGCGAAGCGCTCCGCGATCTCAATCGCGGCTTGCAGGTCGGCGGCGAAGCGCCTCGCCGTCGCGATGTCGACCGCGCCGATGCTCGGCCAACTCACGCGCACCTGGCGTTTGCCGAGGTGCGCCCAGTTCGTCACGTCGATGCGGTTGTCGCCAACCACGGCGTGGTCGTCCGTCCGGCATTCCACGTTCCTGTTCGTGTCCATTGCGTCCTCCTGTCAGTCTGCGAACCGCTGCAGCTCGCGGTAGTAGTCGTCGATGTCGCCGTTCGTGCCGCGCACGCCGTCGCACCGGCGCTGGATGATCTGGGCGAGGCTCCAGAGTTCGTTCTCGCTGGCGTCGGCGTGGACGAGTTGCTTGGACGAGACCACCCGCGTCAGCCAGGCCTGCTCTTTGCCCGGGTCGCGGATGATGCTGTCGATGCGGATGTTGTCGCCTTCGCGTTCGATTGCGACGCGCCCGGCGCGTCCTTCGAGTTCGATGCGTTTGACCTTCATGGCGTCGTTCCTTTCTGTTGTTCAGGCGTTGATGCCCAGGATCACGCGCGGCGTGTATCCGAGGCGTCGGCACTCGGCGTTGATCGATCTGCGGATCGGGCTGTTCGGGCGGTTGGCGCGGTAGATGCGGGCGAGCCGGGGCCATCCCAGCTTCTCGATCCGCCGGACGCCGTCGCGTCCGCGTGCCATCAGCCATTCGTGGGTCTCGGTGGTGTGCGTCTTGCGCATGGTCGTGTTCCTTTCTGGTTACCGGCTCTTGTTGATCATGGCCTCGACGATCTCGCTGCCCTCGACGCCCTTGAGGAACCCCACCGTCTCGGCCAGCAACTCGCGGACGTGGCCCAGGCTCCCGGCGACCGGCCAGGTGTCCTCGGTCATCTCGCGGTCGTTCAACTCGGCCTCGAGCATCTTCATGAGGCGGGCGATGTGCCCTCGCGTGGTGCGGCATGCGGCCTTCGGCGTCTCGGTCTTCGTGGTCTTCGCGTTCATCGTATCTCCTTCTGGTTGAGGGCCTTACGGCCTTTTTTGTTGAACACAACATTGCTCGGGGGGCCGGGAACATCAACTGGAAGGTTCGACTTTTCCGAACTTTCTGCACCCCGTAAGGCTTTGAAACAGCACGACTTACGGAATCGGGCCGTTTCCCCTATCAGATTTCTTACGCCGTGGGCGCGAAAGGTGGCGGCATGACCGATGAATCCACGCCCAGAATCACGGCGCTGACGCCCGCGCAGGCCGCGCGAATCCTGGCCGCCGCCGGGCAGAGGCGGATCACCGAGGCGATGGTGCGGGCCGACGTCGAGGCCGGTGCGCCCACCAACGCCGACGGCACGCTCAACCTGATCCACTACGCCGCCTGGCTGGCGCGGGAGGCTGCCCATGGCGATTGACGTGCGCCAACTGCGACCGTCGATGCTGACGCGGATGCTGAACTCCACACCGCTGGGCGAGGTGCTCGGCGACCGGCAGTTGCGCCGTCATCGCAACCGGGCGGGCTACCGGATCGGCGACGAGAAGCACGTCGATCTCCTACGCTACGCCGCGTGGCTGCTGTGGAACCGGCACAACCCGGAACCGGAACGGGAGCCGCGCGACTACGAGGCGATGAAGGAAGCCGCCCGCGCCCGCAACGCAGAGCTGTCAGCCATCGGTCGGGACATCGGCGAGATCCCCGAGGTGATTGACCCCGACCGCAAGGCCAAGGCCGCGACCGACTTCCGGTTCTTCTGCGAGGCGTACTTCCCCGAAACCTTCAGCCTGCCGTGGTCGGACGACCACCTGAAGGTGATCGCCAAGATCGAGACCGCCGTGCTGCGCGGCGGGCTGTTCGCGATGGCCATGCCGCGCGGCAGCGGCAAGACCACGCTGGCGGAGACCGCCTGCATCTGGGCCATGCTGACCGGGGCCCAGGAGTTCGTCTGCCTGATCGGGTCGGACGCCGGGCACGCCCGCAGCATGCTGGAGAGCATCAAGGTCGAGTTCGAGACCAACGAACGGCTGCTCGATGACTATCCCGAAGCGGTCTTCCCGATCCACGCGCTCGAGCGGATTCACAACCGGGCCAAGGGCCAGCTCTGCGGCGGCAAGGCCACGCGCATCGTCTGGACGGCGGACGAGATCGTGTTGCCGACCATTGCGGACAGCAAAGCCTCCGGCGCGATCATCCGCGTGGCTGGGATCGAGAGCCGGATTCGCGGCATGAAGTTCAAGCGTGCCGACGGTCGGGCGGTGCGCCCGTCGCTGGTGGTGCTCGACGACCCGCAGACCGACGAGTCGGCCCGCAGCGACATGCAGGTGCGGGCCCGTATGGAGACCTTGAACGGCGCGATCCTGAACCTGGCCGGGCCGGGGCAGAAGATTTCGGGCATCATGCCCTGCACGGTGATCCGGCCCGGAGACATGGCCGACCAGATTCTCGACCGCGACAAGCACCCGGCCTGGCAGGGCGAACGCACCCGGCTGGTCTACGTCTTCCCGACGAACGAGAAGCTCTGGGACAAGTACGCCCAGATCCGTGCCGACAGCTTCCGCAACGACGGCGACGGCCACGAGGCCACGGAGTTCTACGGCAAGCACCGCAAGGAGATGGACGCGGGCGCGGTGATCGCCTGGCCTGAGCGCCACAACGAAGACGAGCTATCGGCCATCCAGCACGCCATGAACCTGCGTCTCCAGGACGAGCGGGCGTTCTGGGCCGAGTACCAGAACCAGCCGCTGCCGCAGGAGGAAGGCGAGAGCGACCAGCTCAATGCCGACGCCATCGCCGCCAAGACCAACGGCCTGCCGCGCGGCGTGGTGCCCATCGGGGCCAGTCATCTGACCATGTTCATCGACGTGCAGGGCAAGCTGCTCTTCCACGCAGTGGTCGCATGGGAGGACGATTTCACCGGCTACGTCGTCGACTATGGCACCTATCCCGACCAGCAACGTCCGGTCTTCGCCTTGCGCGAGGTGCAGAAGACGCTCGCCCGCGTCGCGCCAGGCACCGGGATGGAAGGCTCGATCTACGCCGGTCTGGAGAAGCTGACCGACGCGTATCTGGCCAAGCGCTGGCGGCGTGACGACGGGGCCGAGATGGGGATCGAGCGATGCCTGATCGATGCCAACTGGGGCCAGTCCACGGACGTCGTCTACCAGTTCTGCCGCCAGAGCGCCCACGCCGGTCTAATCATGCCGAGCCACGGCCGCTACGTCGGCGCGTCGAGCGTCCCGTTCAGCGAGTACAAGCGCAAGAAGGGCGAGCGGGTCGGGCTTCACTGGCGCGTGCCGACCGTCCAGGGCCGACGCCAGGTGCGTCACGTCCTGATCGACACGAACTACTGGAAGAGCTTCGTCCACGCCCGGCTGGCCGTGGCGATGGGCGATCCCGGCAGCCTCTCGCTCTTCGGGCGCAAGCCCAGCGAACACCAGCTCCTGGCCGAGCATCTCACCGCCGAGTACCGCGTGAAGACCGAGGCGCGGGGCCGCATCGTGGACGAGTGGAAGATCCGCGCGGGCGGGCCCGACAACCACTGGCTCGACTGCATGGTTGGCTGCGCCGTAGCGGCGTCGATCTTGGGCGCGGTTTTGCCCGGTACTGACGCCAAGGCCGCGACCGCGCGTGCGCCGATCCGGTTATCCGAACTGCGAAAGGGCAAACGATGAAGCCTGCTGCCGACAACAGGGTATCCGCGCCCAAGCGGGGTCTGGAATGTCCGGGCTGCGGCTGCGCCCATTTCCGCGTGCTCTACACCCGCCGGTCCATCGGCGGCCGAATCCTGCGCCGTCGAGAATGCCGTCACTGCGGGCGGCGCGTGACGACGTATGAGGCAGCATCCGCTTGAGCGGTGGTCACAGGCCGTACTTCTGCCGGAAGTCGCCGATCCAGTCCGCATGCCGTCCTGAGTCCGCGATGTGCCTGGCCAGCGTCTGCATGCTCAATGATGCCACCCGGCTTCGCAACCCATCGGGAACGAACTGCATCACAAAGGGCATGATGCCGCCGGAATCGGAACCCGTGTCGCAGTGGAAGACCGGACTTCGCTCGTCGTGCAACAGGACAAAGATGCCGCCATACTCCAGCGCAAAAAGCAGTTCCCGGAAGAACTGGTAGTTCAACGCCAGCACGCATTGGCGTTCGCCCTTCATCAGATCGGCCAGCCCGTGCTTCTCGGCCAGCGTCCAGTACCGGCGTCCAATGTGGTGAAGGTAGCAGCCGGTTTTCGCGGGCAGAGGATTCTTCCCGGCACAATCGCCCATGCCGAGAACCGTGCAACTGCCGAACTCCGCCTCCATCATTTTGGACTCGATGAATACGAACGGCCGCCCAGACGCGTCGCGCAGGGCGATGTCGATGGACGTGGGTTGTCCCGAGTCCTCGTTGAAGACCTTGCGGTCCTCGAACTCGAACACAGCATCTTCCAACTGCTTCTCGCACGAGACCCCGACGGATCGCAGCGCGGCCAGCAGTGGATCGTAGTCATGGCGCACGATGAGCGGCCCGACGAGATTGAACGCCATCGCCTGACTGCTCAGGCCGTGGTGCAGGTACTTGTGAAGCGGAAACGGTTTTCCTTCGTTCTCGCAGATCGCTTTGTGTCGCTTGATGTACTTGACCACGTCCGGCAGGATCAGGTTGCTGGGCCAGTTCTCCCACTTGTCCAGGATGAACGCGTACTTCGGATCGCGCGGCAGATCCTTGCCGTCGAACCAGTGCTTCGCCGTCTCCCGCATCTTCCGCTGATAGGCATAGTAGCGGGGGAAAGGCCACGTCTGGGCCAGTCTTCGGCTACTGGGTGTCGTATCCGTCATAGGTGTCCACTTTCCATCAGAACGGGGGCCAGTCTATCCGATTCCGACCCAGAATACATGTGCTATCTCGCTCCCATGTTCTACCCGTAGAACCTGCCGCAGAAATCTTCATCCGCGCCCCGCCACTTTGCGATCTCGCCGCGTAAGTAACCCGTAGACGGCCGATGGTCGGCCGCCGACGGGAGAAAACCGTGGCCGAGACTCTCGACACACAGATCCGCGACAACGCCGCCGGGCCGAAGAAGGCGACCGGCGATTCCGGCAGCGTCGAACAGCACCCGCTGAACGACCAGATCGCGGCCGACCGGTATCTCGCCTCCAAGAAGGCAGCCCGGTCCCGAGGACTGGGCATCCGCATGTCGAAACTCGTGCCCCCGGGGAGCGCATGATGGTGCAGGTTGCCGACAACGTCACGAAGACGCCGGTCCGCCTGGGCGGGTTCCAGAAGCCCGCCCTGCGGCGCGTCGACGTTCGCGCACTGGCGCGGCGGCGGGTCCGAGCCGGGTTCGACTCGGCCGAGACCACCGACAACAACCGCCGCCACTGGGCGCGGGCCGACGCGCTCTCCGCCGACGCGGCGGCCAGTCCCGAGGTGCGCCGGACGCTGCGCAACCGCGCCCGCTACGAGGTCGCGAACAACTCCTACGCCCGGGGCATCGTCCTGACGCTGGCCAACGACAGCGTCGGCACCGGCCCCCGGCTCCAGATGCTTTCCGACGATCCAACCTTGAACCGCAACGTCGAGAGCGATTTCCATTCGTGGGCGCAGGCCGTCGGCCTCGCGCAGAAGCTGCGCACCATGCGCATGGCCCGCTCGCAGGATGGAGAGTCCTTCGCCGTGCTGGCCTTCAACCCCTTCGTCGAGCACGACGTGCAGCTCGACATGCTGCTCGTCGAGGCCGACCAGGTCGCCAGTCCGTGGCGGCACATCCAGGACGAGCACGAGGTGGACGGCCTCGTGCTGGATGACTACGGGAATCCCATCGCCTACCGGGTGATGAAGAACCACCCGGGCAGTGCCTACCGGATGGTCTTCGACGATTTCACCACCGTTCCGGCCCCGGCCATGATCCACGTCTTCCGGCAGGACCGGCCCGGCCAGCATCGCGGCATCCCCGAGATCACGCCCGCCTTGCCGCTTTTCGCGCAGCTCCGGCGTTTCACCCTGGCCGTGCTCTCGGCGGCGGAGGCGGCGGCCGACTTCGCGGGCATCCTCTACACCGACGCTCCGGCCAACGGCGAGGCCGACGCCGTCGAGCCGATGGACCTGATCGAGCTCGAGCGCAACATGCTCATGACCATGCCCGGCGGCTGGAAGATGAGCCAGGTCGAGCCGATGCAACCGGCCACGACCTATGCCGAGTTCAAGAAGGAGATTCTGAACGAGATCGCCCGCTGCCTGAACATGCCGTTCAACATCGCGGCGGGCAACTCCTCGGGCTACAACTATGCTTCCGGGCGTCTGGATCACCAGACCTACTTCAAGTCCATCCGCGTGGATCAGTCGTTCACGGCGTCGCGAGTCCTGGACCGCGTGCTCACGGCATGGCTCCGCGAATACGCCGTCCTGACCCGGAACCTCGGCCTGATCGGCATCATCCCCCCGCACCAGTGGTTCTGGGACGGCTTCGAACACGTCGATCCCGCCAAGGAAGCTAACGCGCAGGAGACGCGCCTGCGGAACCACACCACCACGCTGGCGCACGAGTATGCCCGGCAGGGCAAGGACTGGGAGATGGAACTGCGGCAACGCGCCAAGGAGAAAGCCCTCATGGATGAACTCGGACTCAGCGCGACGGAGACCGTTCCGTCCGCACCCGGCAACGAGACGGAGGAGAAAGACAACGATGAATAGGACGAGGAAGACCGTGCCCGGCGGGTTCTACATCCGCGCCGAAGCGGGCGATGTGAACCTCCAGGCGGCGACGGCCGACGACGGCAAGACGCTGCGGCGCTTCACCATGACCGCCTACACCGGCGGCGCGATGGCGCTCGCGGGCTGGCCGTACCCGGTGGTCGTGGACCTGACCGGACTGGCCCTCGGCAAGAAGTCGCGGCCGATCCTGATGAACCACGACACCGCGCGGATCGTCGGGCACACCGACACCGTCGGCGTGGAAGGCACCGCACTGACTGTCGCCGGAGTGATTTCCGGCGTGGGCAGCGCGGCGCGGGAAGTGGTGGGCGCGTCCGACAACGGCTTTCCCTGGCAGGCGAGCCTGGGCGCGGCGGTAAAGAAGGTCGTCTTCGTGCCCGAGGGCAAGACGGCGGCCGCCAACGGGAAGGAGTTCGCCGGGCCGGTCTACATGGTCCGCCAGGCGAAGTTGGGCGAAGTGAGTTTCGTGGCGCTCGGCGCGGACGACGCGACGACGGCGAAAGTGGAGGCCGGGCGCATTCCGGTCATTGAAGGCAACAGCAACATGGAGGTCATGACAATGGACTTCGAGAAGTGGGTCGAGGCGAAGGGCTTTGTGCTCGCGGACCTGTCGGAAGATCAGACCGCGAATCTCAAGGCGATGTACGAGGCGGAAATGAACGCTGCCGGGAAGCCGGACGGCGACCAGCCCGCGCGTGGCACGCAGGCGGGACCTGCCAAGCCGGTCGAGGGCAAGCCGAGCGCGGCCGAGGCCGTCATCCAGGCGCGTGAGGAAGCACAGTCGGCGGTTCGCACCGAGCGCGAACGCGTGTCCGCGATCCAGGAGATCTGCGGGGGCGAGTTCCCGCGCATCGAGCGCGACGCGATCCGGCTCGGCTGGAGCATCGAGGACACCTCGCAGAAGGTGCTCAAGGCGATGCGGGAGAACAGGCCCCAGGCCGATGTCCACATCGTGACCCGGTCCGACAAGGGGTCGGCCTTCACGGCGCGGTCGCTGGAAGCGTCGCTCTGCCTGCGGGCCCGCATCCCCGAGGAGACGCTCGTGAAGGAGTACGGCGAGCAGATCGTCGAGAGCGCCTACGCCAACCGCGAGATCAGCCTCCAGGCGCTGCTGGCCGAGTGCGCCGAGATGGAAGGACGCACGATCCCGCGCACGTTCGGCAACGACACGATCCGGGCCGCGTTCTCGACGGTGTCGCTGCCGGGCATCCTCAACAACGTCGCCAACAAGAAGCTCCTGCGGGCCTTCGAGTCCCAGGCCATCGTGGCGACGCGCATCTGCTCCGAGGGCGAGCTCAACGACTTCAAGGAGTCGGAGCGCTACCGCCTGACGGACGTGGGCGACCTCGAACCGGTTGCGCCGGACGGGGAGCTGAAGCACGGCGGGCTCAAGGAAGACAAGGCGACGAACCAGCTCGGGACGTTCGGCAAGATCTTCGCGCTCACCCGCGAGATGATCTACAACGACGATCTGGCCGCCTTCATGAAGGTGCCCGAAGGCATGGGCGCTCGGGCCGGGCGGAAGGTCGACCAGCTCTTCTTCACGCGCCTGCTCGGCAACCCGGTGCAGGGCGACGGCAAGACGCTGTTCCACGCTGACCACAAGAACTGGCGGGACGGTGCGGACACGGCTCTCTCCGGCGACTCCCTGGCGCTGGCGATCCAGATGTTCCTGGATCAGACCGACGCCGACGGGCAGCCGATCAACGTGAGCCCGAAGTTCCTGCTGGTGCCCACGGCGCTCAAGATGACGGCGCGGGAGCTGCTGAACTCCGTGACGTTCTTCGCCACGGGCAGTTCCAACAAGGCCCGCATCCCGACCTACAACGCCCTCGCGGACGAGGACATCGAGGTCGTGGCGAGCCCCTACCTCTCGAACACGAACTATCCGGGCGCGTCGGTCAAGGCCTGGTATCTGTTCGCCGACCCGGCGGTCGTGGACACGTTCGAGATCGGCTACCTGAAGGGCCGCCGCGTGCCGACGGTCGAGCAGGGCGAGACCGACTTCGACACCCTCGGCATCAAGTTCCGGGTCTACTTCGACCTGGGCGTGCGCGAGCAGGACTACCGGGGCATGACCAAGTTCAAGGGCGAAGCGTAAACCGCAAGGAGACATGACATGAGCGTGAAGTACATCCAGACGGGCGACGCGGTGGATTACACCCCCGGCGCGAACGTGGCAGCGGGCGATGTCGTGGTGCAGGGCGAACTCGTGGGAGTCGCCAAGCTCGATATCCAAACCGGGAAACTCGGGGCATTGGCCGTGACCGGCCTCTTCGACTTCCCCAAGGCGGCAGGCGCGGGCACGGCCATCGCGGTCGGAGCCCGCGTCTACTGGGACGTGGCCGAGCAGGTCGCCAAGGCCGACAGCGAGGCGGGCGCGAACAAGGAGATCGGCAAGACCGTGAAGGCGGCGGCCGACGACGACGCCCTCGTGCGGGTGCGCCTGACTCAGTGACGGAGACCGACCGTGGGCGACCTCCTACAACAAGGCTCGCAGTGGCTGGAGCAGCAGCGCACCGCGCACTGTTCCAGCCCGGTCGAGTACCGCAGGCCGCCGGACGCCAAGAGCGTCCATGCGACCTACGGCAGGACCGTGTTCGAGGTCGCCGACGAGTCGGGCCTGACGATCAACGGCCAGGTCTGGGACTTCCTGATCCTGGCAGAAGAACTGGGATTCGATCCCGAACCGGGAGACGTGATCGCGGCCAACGGGCGGCGGTACGAGGTCATGAATCTGAGCGGCGAAGGCTGTTGGCGCTGGAGCGATCCCTACCGGCAGACCTACCGCATCCACACCAAGGACGTGGGAGCAGAACCGTGAGCGAAGTGACGATCAGCGGTGAGTTCCGCGCGGCGTGCGAGCGCGAGTTCGCGGAGATCCGCGTCAAGCTCGACCGGCTCGACGAGGCGATCCGGGGCAACGGCAAGCCCGGCATCGCGCTGCGGCTGGACCGGCTGGAACAGGACGCGAGGCGGTATTCGCGGCTGGTCTGGCTGATCGTCGGCTCGGCGGCTACGGCGTTCGCGTCGGTGCTGGTGGCCTGGGCCACCGGCTGAAGGAGGCAAGCGTATGAACAATGTGATCATGAGAAGGGTCGAGGTGACGGCCGACTACCAGCCGCTTGCGGATCGCAAGCTGGTGGCTTCCGTCACGCTCGCGAGCCTGCCCACCAACGGCGGCACGGTCTATTTCCGGGGCGACGATGGCTCGGACGTACCGTGGGTGCCGGGCGAGTGGCACGACTTCTGGAGCGTCAACCTCAATGAAATCGTCATCAAGGGAACGCCCGGCGACGTGGTGACGGTGGTCGGAGGGACCTGGTAATGCCCTACGGCGGAACGATCTTTTCAACGGTGAACGCTGACCTCGTCCAAACGGACGTGGACAGCATCGTCCAGGGACTGACCGGCCCCGGCGGGATGACGTTCACGGATGTGCAGGACCGCCTGAACCTCGGGCTGTTCGACTTCGGGATGATGCCGTGGATGGAGATGATCCGCTACGACCTCGATTACTACCTCTACAACTCGATGTGGGGGTGGGAACCGTGGCTCCAGACCGTCGACCGCTCCATCAACGACAACTTCTACTACCACCTCTACGACCAGAACGCCTGGCAACCGTGGTTCCAGACCATCCACAACGACCTGTTCAGCCAGATGAGCCTCATGCCGTGGATGGAGACGCTCCACTACGACCTGGACTACTACCTCTACAACTCGATGTGGGGATGGGAGCCGTGGCTCCAGACGGTGGATCGGTCGATCAACGACGGGTTCTACTACCACCTCTATGACCAGAACACCTGGCAGCCGTGGATGCAAACCATCCACAACGACCTCTACAGCCCGATGTACCTCATGCCGTGGTTGGAGTTGATCCGCAACGACAACCAGTACCACCTGTACGACCCGAATTTCAGTCAGCCCTGGCTCCAGACCATTCACAACGATCTCTTCAGCCAGTGGAGCATGATGCCCTGGCTCGAGATGATCCGCATGGACCTGGAGTACTGGCTGTACGACTGGAACACCTGGCAACCCTGGTTCCAGACGATCCACAACGATCTCTACAGCCAAATGAGCCTCATGCCCTGGTTGGAGATGACGAACTACGACCTGAACACCTACCTCTACAACCAGTGGAACATGCAGCCGTGGTTAGAGACGCTGACCTACGCCGTCGACAATGGATTCTACTACCACCTCTACGACCAGAACCTGTGGCAGCCGTGGCTGCAGACCATCAGCTACAACCTCGATTACTACCTCTATGACTGGATGAATGGCCGCCCCCTGTTGGAGAGCGTGCGGGATGATTTGTCGGCTGTGCGGACCGTACTCGAGGACGTTTACGACTCCGCACAGCATGCGTTGAGAACCGTGTAACCAGGAAAGGATGAGTGCCCATGAAGCCCGAGATCAAGATCGCGAACGTGGACGGCAAGAAGGCCCTTGTGGTCAATGGCAGGTCGCTGCTGAACAAGCAGCAGGTGACCGACCAGATCGCCGCCCTGAACGAGCGCATGACCAAGCAGCTCCCCGCCGCCAAGGCGAAGCTGAACGCCAAGGACCTGCTGGCGCAGGCCGAGGCGAACATCGACCGGCAGATCGCGCAGGCCGCCGAGGTGAAGACCGAACTCGAAGCCGTCGTATCGCAACTGGACTGACCTATGGCGCTGGTGATCGACATCGCGGATGCCGTCGTGGCCGAGCTCAACGCCCCACCGGCGGGGACGTTCGACCCGGTCTTCACCGCCGTGCGGCGGGTGTTGCCGGAGTTCGATCTCGCCGAGCTGGCGGAGTTGAAGGTCACGGTGGTGCCCAAGGCGGTCGAGATCACTGGCGCGACGCGGTCGGTTGGCCAGTTCGACTGCCAGATCGACATCGGCGTGCAGAAGAAGCTGGGCAAGGACCTGGACACCGAAACGGCGGCGCTGTGCAGCCTGATGGACGCCATCGCGGCCTACCTGCGACGGCGTCCGCTGGCCGCCACGCCGCACGCGGTATGGGTGCGGTCGCGGAACGATCCGGTATATGCGCCGGAACATCTGGCCGACCAGCGGGCTTTCACGAGCGTGCTGACGGTCACCTACAGGAGCGTCGGATGATCGGCTTCGAGATCAAGCAGCTCTTCTTCGACCGCGAGGCGGTGACCTCGCGGGTGGACCCCGCGACGCGCAAGGTGCTGTCGAAGTTCGGCGCGTTCGTGCGGCGCACGGCCAAGGGGAGCATCCGGCGGCGCAGAAAGGCCGCGCCCCCCGGATCACCGCCGAGTTCGCACACGGGGTTGCTCAAGAAGTTCATCTTCTTCGGCTACGACCCGGAGCAACGCAGCGTGGTGATCGGGCCGACGCGGCTCGACCGGCGCGGGCAAGGTGAAGCGCCCTCGCTGCTGGAGTACGGCGGGCAGACGACGCTCGTGCGCCGGGGAAAACGCGAACGGGCGACATACCGGGCGCGGCCCTACATGGGACCGGCCTTCGAGAAGGAACAACCGAAGCTGCCCGCCATGTGGCGGGACAGCGTGAAATGAGGAGAACGAGTCATGGCTGAATTTGTGTTGGGCATGAATGCCAAGCTGTATTACGGCGCGGCGGGCGGGTCGGCCGCTACCGAGATGGGCAACGTCCGGGACGTGACGCTCACCCTCGAGGCGGGCGAGGCCGATGTCACCACCCGCGCCAACCTGGGCTGGCGGGCGACCGCGCCGACGCTGCGCGAATGCACCGCCGAGTTCGAGATGGTCTGGGACCCGACCGACGCGGGGTTTTCCGCGATCAAGAACGCCTTCCTCACGGCGGGGCTGGTCGCACTGAAGATTCTCGACCAGGCGGGCGGCCAGGGACCGGACGGTGACTTCGCCATCACCTCCTTCAGCCGCAACGAGGCGTTGGAGGAGGCCATCACCGTCAGCGTCACGGCCAAGCTGGCGGAGTTCCGTAGCTGGGTCGGGGGAGCCTGATCGCCATGAAGACATTCACGGACGCGGCTGGCCGGACCTGGACGCTCACGCTGACCCTCGGCACGGCCATGAAGGTCAAGGCGAAGCTCGACATCGATCTGCTTCAGCCCGAGGCGGGCGACCCGCCGCTGCTGACGCGGCTCGGAACCGACGAGATGCTCCTGGGCGAGGTGCTCTGCGCCATGCTCGAAGGGCAGTTCGAGGCGAACAAGGTGACCGACGAGGACGTGCGCTCCAGCTTCGACGGCCAGACGCTGCTCGCGGCGCAGAAGGCCTTCTACGAGGAGCTGATCGCTTTTTTCCGGTCGCGCGGCCGCAACGACCGGGCCAAGGCGGTCGCCAAGCAGATGGCCCTGATCGAGGCGGCGGTAGCGGCGGTGGAGACGCGGATCGACGCGCTCGACATCGACGCGACGATCCGGGGGGCCATGACCACTGGGGAGACATCTGGCGCATCGCCGGAAGCGTCGGCGTCGACCCATGTCCCCTGACGCTGCGGCAACTGCTCTGGATGGCCGAGGGCTTGGGGCGCGAGCGGTGGGCGCACACGTCGCTTCTCTGCGCGCTGATCGCCAACGCCAACCGCGACCCGAAGCGGTCGCGGCCGTTCAAGCCGTCGGACTTCGACCCATACGCCCGCCACGACCGGCGGGAGCGGATCGAGGTGGACGAGGAATCGCTGGCAATGATGAAAGAGGCCTTCACGGGCCGGAAAGGATGAAGAGATGAACTGGACTGCGTTTCTGCAAGTGGCGTGGGATGTGGTGAACAGCCCCGCCGTGATCGCGCTGATGGCGGGCGGCCTGCTCTGGCTGCTCAATCGCCTCTATGCGGCCAAGCCCGCGTGGCAGGCGTTCGAGGGAACGATCATCGCGGCCGTGAAGTGGGCCGAGAAGGAGATCCCCGACGACACGCCGAACAAGGCGTTCAACCGCCTGAACGCGGCGTTGAACTACGTGCTCAAGGTCTACGAGGATGCCCGGGGCAAGCCCGCCGACGCGCAGACCAAGCAAGAGCTGCGCGAGGGCATCCAGATCGTCCACGCCGAGCTGGAGGCGTCCGGCAATCTCGACGCACCCGCACCTGCGGAGGCGGCGGGGTGAAATGGCTGGTCGCCATACTGACCGCCCTGTTCCGGGCGCTCCTGCCGTGGCTCGCAAGGCAATCGCGGCCCACGGCGGGGAGCGCCGATCCCGACCGGCGGACGCGGGACCGGCTGCGCGACAGGGTTCGCAAGCACTGGGGGAAGCCATGAGGCTCTTGAAGCACCTGATCCCGTTTCTCCTGCCGTTCATGCTCCTGACCGGCTGCGTGCGCACGGTCTATGTGCCGCACGGCACGCCCGTGCGCCTGCGCGAGACGGTCCCGGACGTGAAAGTCTGGGTCAAGGAGGCGGACGGTCAGGTGGTCGAAGGCCGCATGGACCTGCCCGAGGGCTGGTACGCGCTGCCGGTCGATGGGGAGGACCTGCCGTGAAGATCGTAGTCGGAATCGTGGCGCTCGTGATCGTGGCGGCGGTGGTCGCCTTGGCGATCCTGGTCGACCGAAATGGGCTTCTGTGAGGAGGAACGATGGCAACTGCGCAGGGAATCCGGGCCGGACGGGCGTTCGTCGAGCTCTTCGCAGACGACACCAAGCTCGTGCGCGGACTGCGCCAGGCCGAGAAGAAGCTCAAGGCGTTCGGCAACTCGGTGCGGAACCTGGGGCTCAAGACCGTGGCCTTCGGCTCGGCGATCCTCGCGCCGCTGGCGGCCTCGGCAAAGCTCTTCAGCGGCTTCGGTGACAGCGTCGCCAAGATGGCCCGCCGCACGGGCCTCACCGTTGAAGCCCTGAGTGAACTTCAGTATGCCGCCGGGCAGAGCGGCGTGGAGGTGTCCGAACTGGAGAACGGCTTCCGCCGGATGCAGCGGACGATCTATGACGCGGATCGCGGCCTCAGCACGGCGACCGACGCCTTCGCGGACCTCGGGCTGACTGTCGCCAACCTGGAGGGACTCAGCCCGGAACAGCAGTTCAAGCTGCTGGCCGAGCGGATCAGCCGGATCGAGGACCCCACGCGCAAGGCGGCGCTCGCCATGACCATCTTCGGGCGGTCGGGCACGCAGCTCCTGCCGATGTTCGCCAGCGGGGCCCGGGGCATCGAGGTCTTGCAGGAACAGGCCCGGCAACTGGGCCTAACCATGAGCACCGAAGACGCCCAGGCGGCCGAAGTCTTTGGCGACACCCTCGACCGGCTCTGGAAGGTAATTCGCATGGGCGCGTTCAACATCGGCGCGGCGCTCGCTCCCACGCTCCAGGACCTCGCAAACAAGATCATGCGCGTCATGAAAGTCGCGAGCGACTGGATCAAGCAGAACCGGGGCTTCATCGTCAGCGCGCTTAAGGTCGGTGCGGTGGTCGTGGCTGTCGGCATTGGGCTGACCGTGCTGGGTACGATCATCTCCGGACTGGGCACGGCGTTCGGAGTGCTCGCGACCATCGTCACCGCCGTCATGGCCGTGCTGAAGATTCTGGCGGCCGTGATCGCGTTCCTCGTTTCGCCGGTCGGCCTGGTGATCGCAGCCGTGGTCGCGCTCGGCGCTGCGATTCTCTACGTGACGGGGGCCGGAGCCAAGGCGCTGGCGTGGCTGGGCGAGCGGTTCAAGGTCCTCAAGGATGACGCGCTGGCATCCTTCGGCGGCATCGCCGACGCGCTGGCGGCGGGCGACATCGCACTGGCGGTGAAGATCCTGTGGCTGATGATCAAGATGGAGTGGACGCGCGGCGTCAACTTCCTCGAGAAGGCCTGGCTCAACTTCCGCAACTTCTTCATCCGCATCGGCTACGACGCCTGGCACGGCATGCTGGCCGCCGTGGAGATGGTATGGAACGCGCTGGAGGTTGGCTGGATCGAGACCACGGCCTTCTTCTCCAAGCTGTGGGCCGACTTCACCGGCTTCTTCGCCAAGACCTGGCAGAACATCAAGGCCGGGGCGCAGAAGGCCTGGAATTGGATCAGGAGCCTGTTCGACGACTCGGTCGACCTGGAATCCGAAAACCGCATGGTCGAGGAACAGAAACAGGCCGCCATCGCGAAGATCGAGGACGAGCAGAAGCGCAAGACAGCCGAACGCGAGGCCCAGCGGGAAGCCGAACGACGCCGCGCCTCGGCGGTGCATGAGGCGACGCTGGCCGGGATCGGCCAGGAGAACCTCGACAAGCACGCGCAGCTCGACGCCGAGTACGCCGAGCGCATGGCGGAGAACGAGGCCGATCTGGCCAAGGCCCGCCAGGAATGGCGCGAGGCCATCGACGCGGCCAAGCGCAAACGCGCCGAGAAGGAGGCCGAAACCGGGGCGGAGGGCCCGGACGACATCCTCCAGAAGGCCCGCGACGCCCTGGCCGGTCTGGGTGACATCGGCGATCTCGTGCAGTCGGAGGCCGAGAAGGTCGGCGTGCGCGGCACGTTCAACGCGGCCGCGATCCAGGGACTGGCCGCCGGGAACGCCGCCGACCGCACCGCCACGGCAACCGAGGAGACCGCCAAGAACACAAAGCGACTCGTCCAGGCCGCCCAGACCGGCGGGCTGACATTCGCATAGGAGGACTGAGATGGCCATCGTCTGCGCGGAAAGAATGGACTCGCGGCAACTGACCGACGCCCAGTCGGCCGAGCTGCTCTACAAGATCACCGGCACGTCCGACGAATCGGCGGCGCTCTCGGCTCTGAAGGCGACCGCCCCGGCGGTCCTCTACGGCCTCAAGCGCCAGCCAGTGACCGTGGAGCCGGTCCACATCGACACCGCGCACCCGGACAAGTGCATCTGGACGGGCACGGTGAACTACGCACCCTTCGAGCACGAGGACCCGCCCGCGACGGGGGAGTCGGTCTTCAACTTCGACACCGGCGGCGGCACGCAGCACATCACGCAGTCGTTACAGACCATCGGCAAATATCCCGGCACCGCACCCGACTTCAAGGGTGCCATCGGCGTCACACACGACAACGTCGAGGGCGTGGACATCACCGTGCCGGTCTACACCTTCAGCGAGACCCACTATGTGCCGTCTTCGACGGTGACGACGTCCTACAAGTACACGCTCTTCAGCCTCACCGGGAAGGTGAACAACGGCTCGTTCAAGGGCCTGGCGGCGGGCGAGTGCCTGTTCCTGGGGGCCAGCGGCTCGAAGCGCGGGACCGACGACTGGGAGATCACCTTCCGGTTCGCCGGGTCGCCCAACCGCACGGGCCTGTCCGTTGGGCCAATCAGCGGCATCAGCAAGAAAGGCTGGGAATACCTCTGGGTGCGCTACGCCGACATCGAGGACACGGCCAGCCACACGCTGGTCAAGCAGCCCATCGGGGCCTACGTGGAGAAGGTCTACGAGGAAGGCAACTTCTCCTCGCTGGGGATCGGCACATGAGCGACGCACTCAAGAAAGTCCAGGCGGGCCAGCCGCTGGTCATCCCGGCGAGCGCCTACAACGCCTTTATCGACGCGGCCATCGACTTCCGGCAGCGCACGGCGCACATCGGCCAGGGGGCGCAGCCCGCGTTCCCGCAGGCCACGATCATCCTCGTGCGCAACGATTCCGGGAGCGACCGGCAGCGCTTCGAAATCCTGGGCGTGGACGCGCCGGTGATCGACCCTTCGTACAACGAGGATGAGTTCAAGAACCGCGTGGCGCTGGCTGGCGTCCAGCCCGTCGAGGATACGCACGAGGGGCGGTTCGTCGTGCTGGCCGAGCCCATCGCCAGCGGCAAGATCGGGCGGGCCTTCGCCGCCGGGGTGTGCGCGGTCAAGATCAACGTGGTGGACGAGACGGAGGAACCCCGCTTCGCCGAGATGGCGGGCGGAACGACGGCCAATCTGGAGGTCAATCGCCGGGGTTCCGCCGGAATCCTGTGGCGCGTCGGCGGCACGGGCGTGCAGTGGGCGGTCGTCCGCCTCGGCAAACCGATCCCGCTGCACGTCTTCCCGGTCAACCTGAGCCAGACCGGCGGATCGCAGGGCGACGAGTCCTACGCCGCGTCCTGGACATACAACGTCTATGACATCGAGAGCGGCGCGTTGCTGGAGAGCAGCGTGGACCCGACCTCGTCGCCCCACAAGTGGAAGCGGCCATCGGTCGGTCAGATGATCGCCGCCGACTTCGGTTACGCCCACTACGAGGACGACGGCTCCGGCGACGAACAGCTCGTCCTGGGCTGGATCAACGAGATGGTGGATCAGGAAGCCTGCGAGACCTCGGGCTACGGAACGTGAGGACGGCATGGGTGATCCCGGCAAATCGGTGGTGATCGCGAGCGGCAAGCGCGGCGTGCTGGTGGGCGGCAAGGCGGCCGTCTACAACGCCGAGGAGACCTGCCCGGCCTGCTGCATCGAGTTCTCGCGTAGCTGGTCGTTCACCGATACCGGCTTCATCGACGGCGGCCAGGACGGGGCTTATCGTGCCTACGACGACCCCGCCGACGTGCCAGCCAGCCCGTGGTACATCCTCGACGAGGGGCTGGGGCTCAAGCTGACCTGGGAGTACGACCAGAACTGCAAGAGCCACAACCCCTACACGCAGTATGCCACGGCAACCTGCGAGATCACGGTTCCCAAGGCCATGCTGATGACCGTCAACTGGTCGGGAATGGGCGAGACGGAGGACCCAAACTTCGAGCTGATGAGCCTCTCCGTGGACGGCAACCTGGTCGGCTCGGCCCACGCGCCGGGCGGCGATCAGGGCTGCGCAGGTATGGGCCCGGTGGTCTCAGACCCGCCGCCCCCGCAACAGGTGCTGCTCAATCCCGGCCCGCACACGCTCTTCATCGACGCCACCACCAACGATCCGCTCTACCACTTCGACGCCTGGTATCAGTTCGCGCTGACCTTCGTGCTAGCGCCGTAACCCTGGAGGACCTGACGATGACCGAGACCCTGATTCCGAAAGCCAAGAAGTGCGGCAACTGCCCGCCGCTGGTCGTTCCGCGCCGATCCTACACGCCCACGCGACCGAGCTGCATCGAATGCGTCGAGAAACATCTCGGGGCGGCCTACGTGCTCCTGACCGAGGCCCGCGAGGGCTACGCCTACCGCCTCCGCGCCGTGGGGCACCTGTTCGAAGCCGAGGACGAGGCCCAGGAGTGGCCGGAACTCCACGCCGCCATCCGCGATGCCCGAACCCGCTACCAGACGGGAGAGCAGATGCCGGACTGGAACGATCTTGACGGAAAGCTCGGTCGAGTAAGAACGGCCACAGTGCCTGAATAGGGTTGTCACATGGCCAGCTTCGGTGCTCTGAGTCATGACAGTCACGATAGCCTCTTGGGTTCGCGCCGTGGGGTGGAAAACCTATCTGTTCTCGCGTGGCGCGGATCGCTTGGCGGATCGCTTGGCCTTGTCCCGCCAGCCGTAGGATGGTAACCTAAATGCTCTCTATCCATCTCGGTAACAGATACGAGAAGTAAGAGAAAGGCGACATGATGGATTTGCAGCTTCTGATAGACCTCCATAAGAATAATGACCGGCAAGGGCCCGGTGGTGATGCAGAGACGAGGCTTGCCATAGAGCTGTCCAAGCTGGACAAGTCCGCACCGCTGAGAATCGCCGACATAGGTTGCGGAACAGGTGCGTCTACGCTTGTTCTTGCTCAGGACTTGGCTGCGGACATTACGGCCGTCGACTTCCTGCCGGAATTCCTTGAAGCGCTGAAGACCAGAGCCGCTGGCGCAGGCGTTGCAGATAGGATATCAACCCTTTCGTGTCCGATGGAAAGCCTGCCTTTCGGGGACGGCGACTTCGATGTCCTGTGGTCTGAGGGTGCAATATACAACATGGGTTTTGAGAAGGGTGTAGCAGGTTGGAACCGTTATCTGAAGGTCGGCGGAGTACTGGTGGTTTCAGAGATCACATGGACGACATCGTCCCGCCCGTCAGAGCTGCAGAAACATTGGGACGCCGAATACCCCGAGATCGACGTGGCCTCGTCGAAAATCAGCATCCTTGAAAAGAATGGGTATTCTCCGATTGGCTATTTTGTGTTGCCGGAACATTGCTGGTTCGACAACTACTATCGCCCCATGCAGAAGGGATTTCAGAGATTCCTTGATCGCCACGACAACAGCAAAGAAGCGCGAGCCGTTGTCGAAGCGGAAGAGCGAGAAATCGAGCTGTACGAGAAATATGGGCGTCACTACAGCTATGGTGTGTATGTGGCTCGGAAGTGTGGTTAGAAGGCGGACCTGAAACGGCTTCAGCCGAACAGGCCACTCGACCTTGATCCGTTGGCAGTTGTCTGAGCAGTGACTGTTCAAGTTTCTTAGTCCACCTTCTGCTCGAACGCCAGGCCCTTCCACAGCCGCCGCTGCTTGCGCCATTCGAGTTCGGCGGCGATGGGGCGGATGTGGGTCTCACGGATCGGGTCGCGACCCTTGACGGTGTGCGGCAGGAACAGGAGCGCCTCCTGAATCTCCGGCGCGAGATGCAGCAGGTTCATGATCTGCGTGACGCGGGCGCGGCTCACGTTGCCCAGCCGCGCCAAGTCGGCCTGATCCGTGATCTCGCCTTCCTTGATCAGCCGGTCGAAGCGGATCGCCAGGGCCATCAGGCGCGAGATGCGCGGGACGCGGCCCTCGGGCATCGGAACCGGCTCCAGCGGCGGGCTGTCCTGCATGATCTTGCGGGTGTGCTGCCCCCGCGTGAAGTAGAACTCCTTCTTGATGCTTATCGGTCGCATGTCGTTGCCTCCTGTCGTTTGAGTTCATCGGCCAGCGTCTTGATGCCGGTCGGGTGGAAGGTGATCTCGACGGTGCCGTTGGGGCCGTCGTAGTCCACGCGCTCGATCAGCAGGTGCAGGATGCGGGCCTGCTCGCGGGCGCTCAAGGTCTCCCAGAGAGGATCGAACAACGCGCACGCCTCGCCAACCTCGCGGGCGTCCACCAGTTCGCGGGAGAGCGCCAGAATCTGCTCGCGGACCTCCGTGGCGCGTTGTTCGGCGTTGCGGATGCGCTCCTGGACGTCGGCCAGACGGTCGGTCGCCTGGCCGTCCTTGCCGATCAACTTGCGCAGGTCGGCGTTGTGGCGGCCCAGTTCGCGCTCCAGGGTGCGCTTCTCGGTCTCCAGCGTGCCGATGGCCTCCTCGCGTTGGCGGCGGCATTCGACCAGCGTCTCGTTGAGCAGATTCGTGTCCCGCCCGATGCTCTTGACCTGATCGACCACGAACCGCTCCAGCTCGGGCGCGGGCACCGACGGCGTTGGGCAGGACTGCCAGCCGCGTTTCTGGGCGTTCGTGCAGCAGTAGTAGCGGTAGACCTTGCCGCCATTGTCGGAGAGGCGTTTGACGGTGTGCGATGGGGCCATCGCGCAGTCGCAGGTGACGCAGCGCACGAGGCCCTTGAGGAGCGCCCCGTGGCGGTTCTTGACGTGGGCCCCGCCGGTGCGGCCGTTGCGCTTGAGAAGGTGCTGGGCGCGGTCGAAGATCTCGGCGTCCACGATGGCCGGGTGTTCGCCATCGTAAACCTCGTCCTTGTAGGTGATCTTGCCGAGGTAGACCCGGTTCGTCAGCAGTCGGAAGAGGCTGTTCTTGTCGAACGGCCTGCCGCCCATCTCGCGGCCCCGCGTCGACGTCCAATGCTTCGTTCTCCATCCCCGTTCTTCCAGGATCGTTGACGTGGTCAGGAGCGACTGGCGGTCGAGGTACAACTCGAAGATGTCGCGCACGCGGGCGGCCTCGTCCTCGTTGACCCGCAGGCGGCCGCCGTTCTCGACCACGTCGTAGCCCAGCATGGGATAGCCGCCGGTCCATTTGCCCTTGCGGCGCGTGGCGGCGATCTTGTCGCGGGTGCGCTCGGAGATCATCTCGCGCTCGAACTGGGCGAAGGAGAGCAGGACGTTGAGCATCAGGCGGCCCATCGAGGTGCTGGTGTTGAACTGCTGGGTGACAGAGACGAACGCGACCTTATGCCGTTCCAGCACGTCCATGATCTTCGAGAAGTCGATCAAGGAGCGGCTGAGGCGGTCGACCTTGTAGACCACAATGGAGTCCACTTGGCCCGCCTCGATGTCGGCCATGAGGCGCTGGAGGGCCGGGCGGTCCATGTTGCCGCCGGTGAACCCGCCGTCGTCGTAGCGGTCCGGCAGGCAGACCCAGCCCTCGGAGACCTGGCTGGCAATGTACATCTCGCCCGCCTGGCGCTGGGCGTCCAGGCTGTTGAACTCCTGCTCGAGGCCGTCCTCGGTGCTCTTGCGCGTGTAGACGGCGCACCGGACGGTCGGCGGTTTCTCGGTCGTCTTACTCATCGTCGCCTCCGTTTCGTTTCAGGTTAAAGAAGTGGTAACCGTTCCAGTGGGTGCCGGTGATGGCCTTGGCGACCGCCGAGAGCGTGCGGTAGACCTCGCCCTCGTGTTCGAAGCCCTTGGGC